GAAAACCCCAGACGCATTACTATCAGGTGAAAGTACTGTAGCTGTTATTAAGAGTTGTATTCCTGCCATCGTACAACCTTGGTTAATGCCTACTACTGATGTTGATGCGGTACTTATGGCTATTCGAATTGCAACCTACGGTGATGAAATGGATATGCTTTCTACATGTCCAAAATGCAGTGAAGAAAACAAATACACAGTTGAACTTACTAAGTATCTAAATCAAGCGCAGTCTAATGTTTGGAACCCTGTATTTAATATTGGTGAATTAAAAATGACAATTCAACCATACACTTACAAGCAAATGACAAAAACTAATATTAAAGCACTCGAACAACAACGTGTATTTAATATTGTTAATGACGAATCAATGAGTGATGAAGAAAAAATTGAAAGGTTTCAAAAGAGTTTTAAAAAATTAACAGAACTTACTGTTGATACTATTGCTGATGTAATTTCTAAAATTGAAACTCCGAATGGTACTTCAACTGATAAAGCACAAATCCAAGAGTTTATCAACAACGCTGACAAAGAAATTTTTCAAGGATTATTAGATACGGTTACTGCTATGAAAGATAAATCCAGTATACCTGATCAAAATGTAAAATGCGAAAGTTGTAAACACGAATGGGCTATGCCTATCACAATGGACCAAGCAAATTTTTTCGCAGACAGATCCTGACACTGCCCGTATCAGAGATCGTTAGCATCTCCAATGATTTGGATAAAGATGCAAGGGCCCTTAAAAAAGATATCCTTCAGATTTGTTGGTATATGCGTGGAATGGATTATACTGCGGCTATGCACTTATCATCAGACGAGCGTGAAATTATTAGTGATATAATTAAGGGCAATTTAGAAACAACCAAGAAAACAAACTTACCTTTCTTTTAGGCTGCTAATCTTTGCTTAACAATCTTAACAACTTCAGGTCCAGCTTTCTTAATTTGTCCTGCTAGTTGTTTTAGATCTGCACGGAAAATATCATTGTAGTTTGATTTATAATTAGCACGATCTTTTTCGTCAGGTGATATTTTTCCATCTTTATTAACATCTGCTGCAGGATCTGCTGCAGGATCTGCTGGAGCATCTGTACCTGAGTCTTCAGGTTCGTCTGGATAGTCTCCACCAGTTGCTTTTACTGGATTATCTGGAGTGCCTGTAGGATAATTTAGTTTATCATTGTCTGTTGCACTTGCTCCTGCACTTGCTCCTGCACTTGCTCCTGCACTTGCTCCTGCACTTGCTCCTGCACTTGCAGATTTTTTATCTGCTGGACTTGCTTTTGTAGGAGTCTTTCCACCTGGAGGAGTAATTTTCATTGAGTTGTAAGTACCTGCAATAACATCATCATTAACACCTAATCCTTTAATGAGGTTGTATATTTCATTTGAGTCTGAAGGTGAGCCTGCTTTCTTCCATGCAGTACTTAATTTTTCAGCAGTAACTTTTGTAGTCATTTGTTTAGCTGCGCCTTTGATTGCTCCGCCAACTGCTTTAACACCTTTTTTAATTCCGGAGCCAATTTTTTTAAGTGCGTCAAACGGTCCTTCATTTAATCCTTGTCTGTTTTGATACGATACTGCATCAAACACACTTTCAAACATTAATTTGTTTTCTAACATGTGTGTGTTTACATTGTCAACTCTTGTAAACAACATGTACACTTGACCTTCTGAAAGTTTTTGTCCTTTGGTTACAATACTTTCTTGTGAATTTTTACGATCGACTGCTGCTGTTGTAGCACCTTGTGCTGCTGCACTTGCTGCTGGTGCTGCTTGTTTAAGTTGTTCAACGGTAGATGCTAAATCAGCTTTACTGTTAGCAAGAATTTCTAATTGTGCATCTGATAAATCTTTAGCATCACTAAGATATTCAGCAGCCATATTTAGATCTGCATTTGTATCTGTTAAACTTTTCATGTACTCGACGTACTTAATTGCTGCTTCATTTGCTTCTTTACTAAAACTATCTATTGCTTCAGCATTTGTTAGTTCTTTTGCAAGTTTGGCTAGCTGTTCTATTTGATCAGTTTCCATTACCCCTCGATAACTTGCGCCGTATCCTGTTCCAAATCTAATATCTGTCTGATAAGTTTTTGCATATACATCTAAGTTAGGATTTTGCTCCCATACAGCCGCTACATCATCTGGCATTAACTCCATAGTGTCTTTAAGATTGTCGGCTCCCATTTTAGCAGCCTGGTCTGCAATTTGTTTTGCTCCGCCATCTGCAATTGCTTCAATTTCGTCAGCTGCAATATATTCTGATGCCATACCAATCAAAGCACCAATTGCTGCTGTCTTAGCTGACTTACCAACTGCTGTTGAAAGTTTTTCACCTTGCAACAAATCTTTAGTAGCTCTAGCAAGGAAACCTGCTACTGCACCGCCTAGTGGTCCACCTGCAATTGCTGCTGCCGCAGTTAGAATAGCAACTGCTATACTTGCTTTGCCTGGATTGGCTTTTGCCCAATCACTAACAACCTTAACTGCTTTAACTACCTTACTGTCTTTTTCGCCAATCTTTGTTTTTAGTTCAGCGAACTTAGCGTCTATATTTTGAACTGGGCCTGTGTTTTGTACTGCTTTACCTAGCTCTTTAATTTTACCATCAATCCACTTAACTGCTTCGATAGGAAGTTTAGCAACATCAACACCTTTACCAATACCTGTTCTATTACCACCGGCGCTGTTAGAATCAGTTTCAATGTTTTTAAACAACTCACCAACTTGGGCCTGTGATAAATTTGCTTCAACAACATAACGTTCAATGTCACCAACCCAAGGCTGAATAACTTTTGTTTCTAACAATGTCATTCTAGGATCGTTCCAACCCTCTGTAATTAATTTTGTGTTTGTTGTTAAGTGTGAAATTCTCATTATAGCATTCCTAAAAGTTCTTGTTTTTGCTTTGCGTCTAGCTTATCAATTTGTGTTTGAATATCTTTAGGCAGTTGAACTGCTGGTGCTGCTGCTTTTGGTGCAGCTTGTGTTGTTGGTTCAGCTTCTGGCTCAGCTTGTGCTTGTGGAGCATCAGTTGCTGCTGGTGCTGCTGCTTTTGGCTCAGCTGGTGTTTGTGCTGCCGGCGCTGCTGCTTTCGGTGGAGTTGTATTAGCTTGTGCTTGTGGTTCAGCTGGTGCAGTTGTATTAGCTGGTGTTTGCGCTTGTGGCGCATTAGTTGCTGCCGGTGCCGCAGTATTATCTGGCTCTTGTTTAGCTGGATTAGTTGGCGCTGCTGGTGTTTGTACCGCTTGTGGCTTACTACCTGCTGTTGACGCTGTACTAGCGTCTGTGGCGCCAGCTGCTGCTGGTTTGTCGCCTGTGAAACCTTGTTTAACTCCGTCAATTGCTCCTGGTACTCCAAGTGCTCCGCCTTGTTGAGCATCTGCTGGCGCACTACCTGTTCCTTTTTTAGAAACGCCACCTTGTTGGGCATACTTGTCCCCAACCGCTCTAAGAAAAATGTTGTCTAATTGGCCGCCACTAAGTGCTTCCATGATTGAATCTTTGTTTGTAAAATCTACTGATGCTGTTTGCATTCCAACTTTTCCAAAGTTACCCATGCGTTGGGTCTTGTCAAAGTTTTTATCTACTGCTACTGGTGCTGGATTTGCTGCTTTCGCTCCTGCTACTGCGCCTTTAGCAACATTGGCAGCTCCTTTGCCAACTGCTGCAATACCTTTGCCAACAGCTTTAACGCCTTTACCTAGTGCTTTACCAATTACTTGTCCTGTAGTAGCTTTTTGCATTTCTGCTTCAGCACCCTTAGTTGGATACCCTTTAGTAGCTAGCCATTTAATAAGAACTTCTGGTTCAGCTTTTTGTCTGCTTTGTCCAAGAAATATCTGAAATTGTTTTTTAAGTTCATTTGCTTCCTTGCCACTCTGCAGTCTACCTGTAGCAGCATTAGTAGGTGTTAGCTTGTTTGCCCACTTACTTAGAAAACCCATAGGCTTTTCGTCAAGTTGTTTTTCAATCAGAATTTCATTTAAACGCATTTTAAGAGACCTCTATACTTTGTATTCATATATGTTATTTATTTAAGAACAGCTAAAGCTGTTCTGCTTTTTCGCTTTCGCTCAAAGCCTTATGCTTCGCTTTTAATTATCTAGATACTTAATAGTGTAAAAATAAACATTAATATTAATTGCGAAGCAATTTTAGCATCATCTAGATTGTATGGTCACAATTAGCCCGTTACCGGGCCAAGAATGAATTTTGAACATCATCTGAGTTCGCACAGTCACAATAGTATTAGAACTACAATGCTTTTATTAAACATAGCGTAGGCGGTTATCCGATACCTACTCATTCCGTCTTAGTTTCGTTGTTACAACGGCAGTTTACTATACAAATACTACCTTACATAGTAAACCTGCAGGAATTACCTGCTCTTTTAGCCTATTAGAAAATTTGTTTTATTAATATACAGCAAACCGGTTGTTCTAGGCGTATCCAATCATCGTCCTGTTAAGGATAGTGCTGTCATATCTCTGCCGTTAACCAGAATTCCTTACCGTCACACATCAGAACGGACTTTGGGCCACATAACAACGCCGTGGCGGGCTTATTTAACGGTTTATTTGCTGTTCGTACTGCCTGAGGATATATTGTGTATTATTGATAGTTGTGTATAAAATAAAAATTAAGAGCCATTTATTTTTTGTAGTGCCTCTGTTAAGACCTTCGAACTGCCTACTCTTACATTGATTATGCCATTATAGTAATCGTTAGTTTCTAGTACTCTACGATCAAATTGTTCTTTAGCCTCTAAGTAGCTTAACACGCCTCTGCTGGGACAATAATGAATTATTTCCCGGGTAAACTTATCTTTGCCTAATTTTTCTACGTCTGCAAGTAAGTTATCTGATGATCCCCAATAGGTTTTCCAATCACTTTCCTTGTACCCACGTCTTTTATTCTTTCTGCCTTTTAGCGGTGGTTTAGTAGTTTTAAACTTTGCTAATTTCTTGCCTATATATTTGCGATCGTTAGTTAGGTTTGTAATCAAATATACAAAACCTTCACATCCTTCCGGAAGTGTTTCAACTATTTTGTTCTGGAATGTCCATTGTGGGGTCGTCATCAGTAGTACTTACTTTCTTGGGTCTACCGATCATGCCCTTTCTGGCTACTTTCCTATCTGTACGCTTATCTTGTATTTCTAATCTCCTAGTACTTGCATGTTTTCGTATTTCGCTTAACCAAAAACGTGCCTTGATGCCAGCCTCATCACTATCATGATATTCAAAACGATCTTGCCACTTAAAGTAGTTTTGAAACGCTTCAATCATTTCATCATGAGAGTCTGTAGCCATAGCTATTCCACAATTTCAACATCATTGCTATAAGATGTAAATCCGTTTTCTTTGATTACTTTAAGTACATGATTAACACGACTGGTTAAGTCATCTCTATGACTAATCAAGAATACATTCTTTGATCTTTCTCTAGTCATCTTCTTTAAAATACCAATACTAGACTCAACACCTGCACTATCCATGCCACTATCAACAAGTTCGTCAATGAATAATAAGTTAATGCTGTGATATAAACTTTCCCACACATCTCTAAATGCCCAGCTCATAGACAAAATAAGTCTATTACGTTCACCACGTGACAGGTTATCGAAGTCTAAGTCTTGTCCTAGCTGTGTAATTGTAACATTTAAATCATTTTGAAATTCTACAATGTGTGGCAGACCAATTTTACTTAGATAAAATGTAATTCGCTGATTTAAGTATGCAAGGTTCTGCTCAATAATTTTCTTACGAACAAAACTGTCTTTGTTTGTTAACAGTTTATATAAAAACTCTTGATGATCTTTAACTTTTGTTAATTCATTTAACAGATCAAAACTTACTTCTTGAATAGCAGTATCTTGTAACTCTGTAATTTGTTCTGAGTACGGATTAGTTTCGTCTTTCTTTGATTGTAAGTCTTTAACAAACCCATCAACAGTATTTTTATGACCAAGAGCTTGTTCAAGCGTATCGTACTGTGTAGGCGGACAAGAAGCTAGTTCTCCAATAGAGTTAACAACGTCTAAATGTTCCGTCAGCTGTGAACTATTAGTAATAATTTGTAATGCTGCTTCTTTCTTTTGATCTTCTTTTGCTTTTAAAATTTCTGCTTGTTTTTCATCATGTAATTCTTGTCCACACGTATGACACTTGTGTTCCTCTAAAAGTTTAATTTCGTTATCAAGTTTAGAGATTGTTTTTTCTTGTTTAGAATCGTCAGCTTCAATACTAGCTATCCATCGAGTTGCTTCTGCTAATTGAGATTTTTGTTTATTGTATTCTTCTAAACATTTGTGTGCGTCAATCTCAGCTTCAATATCCATTTCTTGCAAGATAGTAATACTTTTCTCAAATTGATCAATAGTTTCTTGATTACTGTCGTTCCACATACGCTGTTTGCGTTCTAGAGACTCAATATTTTGTTGAATCTTTTCGTTAGAAATTTTAACAGTTTCAATTCTAGTATTTTCTGTACCCATAGCATCTTTGTTGCGTTTCATTTCTTCTCGCAACGCATCTGCTTTTTCAGAAAGTAATGTAATACCTAGTAACTGTTCAATAATTGCTCTTTGATCATTATTTTTTAATGCAAGGAACGGTTCAGTGTATGTGTTTAGTGCAACTAAATGCTTAAACATATCATGACTCATACCAAACAAGTCTTCAATTACTTTTTGTGTTTGTCTACTATCGCCTTGACTTTCATCAGCACTTTCTTCATGCTCCTCACCGTCAACTGTATATTTTAAAATATTAGGCTTACGCCCTCTTTCAATTTTGTAAGCAATATTATCTTTTTCAAAATTAATAGTAACAAGCATTCCTTTGCCGTTAATTTTGTTAATAAGATTATCACGTTTGATGTTTGTTAATGCGCTACCGTATATTGCATAACTTAGTGCGTTAACAATAGTAGTTTTACCTGTGCCATTTCTAGAACCGCTATCGTCACCTCCTAGATCTAAGTTTTCACCTAGCACAAGAGTAAGTTCGCCTTTGTCAAAGTTAATTGCTTGAGTCTGGTTGCCCACACTCATAAAGTTTTTTACGGTTATGTCTTTAATTTTAATCATAGATTACGTCCGAGGTCCCTATATATCTCCATTAGCATTCGTTTGTCAATAGTATCGCTATCAATTGCTTCGATCTGATTTAGTACAATAGTATCTACACTTTCAAATGTAAGATCAATTGGATCGACATTCGAGTCTACTTCTACCTTTTCAGGTATAAGCATAAGCTCTCTAAGATTGTATTGCGGTATAAATGTTTCTCGAATAAAATTAGCTTCTTCAAAACTAATAGGAACATCAATTGTAACACGACAATGCATATTTTCTGATAGGCTATTATCGGGATCTTCAAGTAGCTGACTAAGTTTAAATGTTCTAAACACTGGCTGCTTAGGCCAAGTTTTATATTCAGGTGTACCGCCCCAATCTAAAAACATCATTCCTCGATCATCGTCCCATGCATCTGCATAGTTGTGAGGGAAAGCATTACCCATGTAAGTAACGTTGCCTTTAGTTTGGCGTTTGTGGAAGTGCCCACTGAATACATATTCTTGATTAATAAAATGTTCTGCTTGGAGTGTTCCGTGATCAGGCATCTGCACCAATGCATTCATATAAAATAATGGCAATTCAAAATGTCCAAAAATATATCTGCTTTGTATCTTAGGAACTGTTTTCCACTCTTCGCCGATTAGCCAAGGTAACATTGTTACTTCGCCTTCGGTGTATATTTCAGTAATTGGAATAATGTTTGGAAACAGCCGCATAAACTCAATAGAGTTAATTTCACGTTTGTCTTTGTAAAATAAATCATGGTTACCAACCATAAAGTATACTTTTTCAAAAGTTTCGTTTAATCTTTCGAGATTAGATACAGTATAGTTCATTGTACTTACATCTGTAGTTGCACGGTTATGGTGCCAATCTCCTAAGAAGATACAGGTTTCCGCACCGGCAGCTTTAGCTTCCTTGCAAAACCATTTTACAAATTCTTCACAATCATTGTTGTGCGTCCTGCTTCCGCCCTTCATACCAAAATGTATATCGGTGAAACAAGCAGCTTTTTTAAATAACGGCATTTTTACTCCTTAATATATAGTAACACATATAAAACAGTGTGTCAACTATTTTTTCGGTTCTTTTCCGGTGTCTTGATTTTGTCTAGACCAGCTAGGATTCATACCGTTCATTTCTAAAATGTCATCACGTATATTTTGATTACGTTTTTCAATGTTAATGATTCTTACAAAACTATTAGTAACAGCAGCAGTATAATATGCAAACGGATTATTAGATTTTGATTCATCAAATTGTAGTCCGATTTGTGCTAGTTGTAGAATTGCTTGACCCTTCATTTCGTCGTTGTATGTGTAACCACGAACGTTTCCTCGAGTTGCATAACGATCACATAGCTTCATAAACATTCTTGCTAGGTCATTAGTCATCTGTCCACAGCCTTTATCAAAATAACCGTTTTCCATTCCGCCAACCCAATGGCTTTTTCCTACACAGATTAAATTGTCCTTGTCATCAAACTTCCAATGTTGAAAGGGTGGAAAGTTTACTTTCTCGTGATGATCAGCAACTGTCTTCTTAGTCTTTTTGCGAAGAAGGTCTTCCGGCACATGCTCGAATGACATAATACGAAACACTAAATCTTCTTTTTGCATTTTCCTATAATCAATTTCAAATTCTTTTGCAGGTATCTTCTTACCACGTTCTTTTACAGCAGCCGCATGTGCTTGTTGGCTCAATCGTTTAGCACGAGCCCTTTTTGCATCGGCAACAGTTCTAATGTTAATTTTATCTAATGAAGGTAATATAAGGTCGTATTGACCATATGAATCATCAGTATATGAACAGAATGTTGCTTTACTGCGGTGTATTTCAGCTAATAAGTCTTTATTTGTAAGGTATAGCACCTTTTTTGGTTGCCCAATTGTCATCAGTTAGTTCTCCAGTTGTATAAGTAATATAATAGCACATTATTCCGTAAATAAATAGTATTATTAAGAGGAAATATTACCAAAATGGCATTACCTAAAATAGCACCACTAGCAATACTTGTAGCCGGCGTAGCCGTAGCTGTTGACCAACAACAAAAAGCAGCACTGAAACAAGTGCCCGATGCTGCCAAAGAAGCACTAGACAAAGCAAACAGTTTGCGTAACGGCGATCTTGGATCTGCGTTAAACCAAGCAACTTCAGATATACAAGGTTTTGCTTCCACTGTTGGCGGCAATGTTTCAGGAGCACTTGATACTGTGTCTACTAAGTTAGGCGCAGGCAGTATATCAGATTTTGCTACTGATGTTGGCACTGGTGTTAGCAATGCATTTAGTTCCGGCGTAGATGCGTTAGGAACAGTCAATAAAGTGTCCGGCAGTTTAAGCGAAATTTCATCTACTATATCTAAATTAGGTATTGGCGGCGACTTAGCAAGTGGTTTCCAAGATGCGGCTGCACGGGTTGGTGCTGCTGCTGGTGTTTTAAATAATTTGTTAAGTCTCAAAAGAGGTATAAATCTCCCCGCAGGTGGCGAACTGTTTCAAACAGATGCCCCAGGTATTAAAATGTCAGCTACTAATCCTAATGATTGGCGTGTAAGGATTAAAGCCCCTTTTGATCTATTTGGTAGTAACCCATTATTTGATATGTTAAAAAATACTGACGGTGTTGTATTTCCATACTTGCCAGAAGTAACATTCTCCACATCCGCAAATTACACACAAATTGATCCTGTTCATAATAATTATCCTTATCAGGCTTACAAGAACTCACAAGTGGACGCAATCAGCATTGCAGGCAAGTTTACAGCTGAAAGCGAACAAGATGCACTATATTGGATTGCAGCAACTACGTTCTTTAAAACGTCAACGAAGATGTTTTTTGGTCAAGGAGCAAATCAAGGTAACCCACCAATTATATGTAAGCTGAACGGATACGGTGCAAACGTGTTTAACGATGTACCTGTAGTAGTTAAATCTTTTAGCGTAGACTTTCCAACTGATGTTGATTACATTCAGTGTAACTCTGCTTCACAGGGAGCTAAGCCAACATGGGTACCTAGACAAAGTACTATTTCGATAGAAGTACAACCAATTTACAACAGAACAAAAATGAGACAATTTAGTTTAGAATCGTATGCCAACGGTACACTGAAGGGGTATGTATAATGGCTGTATATAATAATAACTCACCGTATGCAACAACAAGTCAAAATTCTTTGTATTTAGAATTACTAGATATTAGACCAGTTCCAGCAGAAGATGACGATGTGCTTTACACAATAGAATCGCATTATACCCATCGTCCGGATCTACTAGCATTTGATCTTTACGAAGATCCTAAGTTGTGGTGGGTGTTTGTGCAACGAAATATGGAAGTAATAAAAGATCCTATTTTTGATTTTGAAGTAGGAACGCAGATTTATATTCCTAAACACAGTAACCTAAAGAAGCATTTAGGAGTATAGAATGGCAATACGCGAAATAACAGATGCTATAACCGGCAGAAAGATTAAAGTAGATACTAATAAACCTGGTGGTACTGACAATCCTTTTAAAAATACAGCAGATTATTATGCTTGGATCCGTGCTGGCAAACCTAACGATTGGCCGCCAAGTGCCGCAAACCGAGTTCAAAATGGAGGTGGTAATTGGCTTCGTCCTAAGCTAAGACCAGATGGGTTGAAAGTTCTTGATACTATTGAGTCACAAGCTACTAATATTAAAACAGGAATAGCGACTATCAAAGACTCACTTGAAACAAACAATGGAGCTTCTGCGTTTATTGACAAACATATGAACAAGAACTCTGCAGGTAAATCAGAAAGTGGCGAAGTAACTAACGTTGGAGAGCCTAGCAAAAAAGCAACTAGAACTTTGCCTAATATTGTTGAGAATCCGTTAGAACAGTTTGCTTCAATGACACCGTTATGGACTCTTGCAGTTCTAACATCGGATCAGTTTAACAAGCCTGATAGCTATAGATCAGGAGACTTATCATTTGCAAAGCATAAGCAAAACATTTTTATTCCAGGCGGCAAAGACAAATCTAGAACATTTGAGTCAGGAATTATATTTTCATCTGCAGGACGTGGCGATGATGCACGAGTAAAAACAGCATCCGGCGTACCTGAATTTTTTATTGACAACTTTAGAATGTCAGCAGCAATTAGTGCTAGTGAAAAAACTGGTAATACAAATGCGCTGAATTTTGACTTTGATATTTTTGAACCATATAGTATGGGACTATTATTAGAGTCTATGCAAGTTGCTGCTATTAAAGCTGGTTGGCCAAACTATCTTGATGCACCGTATCTTTTAAAACTTGACTTTCAAGGCTTTGACGAAGACATGGCAAAACGCTCATCAGTAAAATCAAAATACTTTGTTCTAAAATTTAAAACAGTAACATTTGACACCAACGAATCAGGTAGCTCGTATAAAGTGTCAGCATTTCCGTATAACCACATTGGTTACTTAGATACTATTAATATGTTGTTTAACGACATTAATATTTCTGCTCCTAACAAAGGAACAGTTGAAGAAATGTTAAAGTCTGGTCCTAACAGTTTAGAAAAAGTTTTAAATGATAACGAGCTATCTCTTATTACAGCAGGCAAGTATTCAGTGCCAGACGAGTATATAATTGAATTTCCTGAAAAGTCAGGAGACTGGGTTACTGCTCAAAAGAAAGATTCAAATAATTCTAATAAAGGTGCAACTGATAAATCTTCATCAAGTACAACAGTTGTTGGTGGAGGTGGACAAGTAACTAAAACTGCATTTGGTACAAACCCTATTGGCAAAGCCTCGTTTGGATTTGATGCAGAGCAAGGCGGCAACTTTAACTTTTCTAGAGCAGGCGATGCATACAATGAAGAAACTGGCAGAGTTGACAGATTTAAAATGTCAATTAATCAAAAGTCTAGAGAATTCTTGTTTACACAGAAGCAGCCGCTAACAGATGTTATAACACAAGTAATTTTAAGTTCAAAATATGCAGTTGACGCTATCAGCGGAACCCAAGCATCAAATAATCTAACACCAGAAGGTTATATTAAATGGTTTAGGATCGATATTCAAGTTGAGTTTTTAGGGTACGATGTACAAATAGGTGATTTTGCAAAACGATACACTTATAGAGTTGTGCCTTATTTTGTTCATCAGAGTATATTTAAAACTCCTGGGTCAGCAGTTAATACATTAGCCCTTCAAAAAACAATTGCCAAACATTATCAGTATCTCTATACAGGACAAAATACTGATGTTTTAAAATTTGATATTCAAATTAATAACTTATTCTTTACAGGCACTGATCCAACTAATCCTGCAAATACTTCAAGTGAACAAAATCAGGATCAACGTTTTACTGTGTCATCACCACCCGTAGGAACTAACACACCTAAGCCTACTAACAGCGAAGCAACAGCAGGTAATCTTGGTAAAACAAAAACTAAGAGAGACATTGCTGCAATGTTAAACCGACAGGGCGGTAGTGGATTTAAAGATGTTGAAAAAACAGTTGCTGATAGCTTTCAAAAAGCATTTACACAAAACGGAACAACAGACTTAGTTAAATTAGATTTAGAAATTTTAGGCGATACATACTGGCTAGTTGACAGTGGAATTGGAAATTATGTTGCATCCTCCAAGCCACGTTCAATGACAACCGGTGACGGATCGGCTAATTATGAAGGACAAGACGTTTACATTTACCTTTCATTTAGAACTCCAATTGATGTTAATACAGAAAGTGGACTTTATGATTTTAAAAATTCAGCACCTAGTCCTTTTAGTGGAGTATACAAAGTAATTAAAGTTGATAGCGAATTTAGAGCAGGTAATTTTACACAGACCTTAAAATGCTTAAGAATGCAACAACAAGAAGTTGACTTTAACGGCCAGTTACCAAAAGGCGCAGATACTAATACACCAGCTGTTGTACTTGGTAATAAAGTTCCTGAGAAAACTAACATAACACAGCAGATTGCTACTGCTAAAGATTGGACAACTTTATCGTTTGACAATTTAATAAACGCATCAAAGCCTGGGGGATCACTTGAAACATCTGCAAATGAATTCTTAAAAAGTTTAGGACTTCCGACAGGCCCAGCAGGGTCATTAAAACCAGCAAGTTCGGAATCGTTTAAATCTAAACCTAAGTTAATAGAAAAACGTCGACAGGCAAACGGTACTCTTGTAAACTTTAATATTGATAGATCACAACCGTTTTCAGAATCGTTTGATTCTGAAGGAAACACAATTAGAATTTATGGAGAGATTGTAATATAATGGCTATCGAACGTAGAACAAGACAACAACCAACAGGTGCAAATTTAGGATCCGGAGCATATCTTGCAAAAGTTATTAGTGTTTTAGATCCGACGTTTAACGGCAGACTAAAAGTTACTCTTTTAAAAGATCAAGGTAACGAGTTAGGCGTTGAAGGTAAAACCTATGTTGTAAATTATGCTTCTCCTTTCTTTGGATATACTCCATTTGAAGCAATGGGTATGAATCAAACAGATTTTAAAGATACACAGCAATCTTATGGGATGTGGATGGTACCGCCAGATGTTGGCGTAACTATTATGATTATGTTTATAGATGGCGACCCTGCAAACGGCTATTGGTTTGCATGTGTTCCTCCAAGATTTTCTAATCACATGGTGCCTGCTATCGGAGCAGCTGATACTGACCCAACACAAGAAGGCCGCAGTTCTCTAGTTGCATTAACAGAAGAACAGAAAAAATATTATAACACTAAACAGCCGTTGCCAGTTGGTGAAATTAATAAAAGACATAATATTAATGACCGTGAAACAGATGCAGAAGCAATTCCTAAACCGTTACATCCAATTGCAGATAGATTTTTAGCACAGGGACTTTTAGAAGATGATGTTAGAGGAGTTAGCACTACAACTAGTAGGCGCAACAATCCTAATGCAGTTTTTGGTATTAGCACTCCTGGCCCATTAGATTATTCATCAACAGGAAAACGCTATCAAGTAGGAACAACTGAAAGTCAATCAGTTGCTATTCCTGTTACAAGATTAGGCGGAACACAGTTTGTTATGGACGATGGCGATGATCGTTACATTAGAAAATCTGCTCCTAATACCGGACCTGTAGAATATGTTGAAGCAAGTGATGCAACTCAAGCAGGTATAACAGATCTTCCTTATAATGAATATGCAAGACTTAGAACACGTACAGGACATCAAATACTTTTACACAATACTGAAGATTTAATTTACATTGGTAATGCTAAAGGAACAGCTTGGGTCGAACTAACCTCTAATGGAAAAATAGATGTTTTTGCAAACGATAGCGTTAGTGTACATTCTAAAAATGATGTTAATATTAAAGCAGGTAGAGATATCAATATGGAAGCAGGACGTAATGTAAACATTAAAGCAACTGCTCAATACCAGTCACCTGATAGTTTAGATCAACCCGCAAAAATTGAAGATGCTCTTAAACAAGAGAGTGGTAGAGTACAAATAGAAAGTGCGTTCAACACTAACATATTAATTGGTGCTAACGGAAAAATTGAAACAAGAACTTATAACAATGCAGCTGATGAGTCTATTGCTGGAGATTTAGATATTTCAGTCGCTGGCAATCACAGACATTATGTTGGCGGAACTACTGATATTCAAACAATTGGTGATAGATCAGACACACAAGCAAACTGGGATATCAACACCGGCGGATACAATTACTTAACATCAGGCGCTAATACAGAAGTTGCCGCAGGCGGCGACATTCTTATGTCAGCAAGTCCTAACATACACTTTAATGGTCCAGCAGCAACAGGAGCAGCACAGGCCGACACTGCATTAACAATTACAGATTTAATTACATACGATAATATAAGAACAAACCCAGATAAAGAATGGTCAAGCAGTAAATTCTTAGACGGCACAATTCCATCTATTATGCGTAGAGTTCCACAGCACGAGCCTTGGGCATTGCACGAAAACCAAGCACCTGGACAAACAACTCCATCAGCAACCGATAGAGAGGAGAATCAATAATGGCAAAACTATACAATAAGAAAACAGTATCGACTAACCAAGCATCTGTTGGATCAGCTGGTTCAACAGTTTATACTTACAAAGGGTTTAGTTCGCAAAACCAGCCAGACAACTTTAAACTTTATGATATTGATCTTGTAAAGCAAGATATTATAAATCATTTTTATATTAGAAAAGGTGAAAAATTAGAAAATCCTAATTTTGGAACTATCATTTGGGATATGATTTTTGAACAATTTACACCCGAAGTTAAAGATTTAATAGCACAGGATGTACAAGATGTGATAAACTATGACCCTAGAATAGTTGTAAATCAAATAAGTGTTGATAGTACAGAAATGGGAATTCGCATCCAAGCAGATGTAACATATGTTCCATTTAATGTTACTGAAAGGATGCAGTTTGATTTTGATAAAAACAGTTCGGTTATAAAGTAAGCACTTAATAAACATTGGTAAATACAGTATAGGATTAAACAATGAGCACAACGTCAAGACAAAACAACTTACTACTTAACGAAGACTGGACCCGTATCTACCAGACATTCGCTAATGCAGATTTTAAATCATACGACTTTGAAAATTTAAGACGTGTGATTATTACGTATCTGCGTGAAAACTACCCAGAAGATTTTAACGATTACATTGAAAGCTCAGAATACCTTGCGCTCATTGATGCTATTGCATTTTTAGGTCAAAGTCTTTCATTCCGTATTGATTTAGCTTCTAGAGAAAACTTTATTGAACTAGCAGAACGTAAAGAAAGTGTATTACGTATTGCTAAAATGCTTAGTTATAATGCTAAACGTAACGTTCCTGCAAAAGGGCTGCTAAAATTTACATCAGTTAGCACAACAGAAGAACTAATTGATAGTAATGGTAGAAACCTTGCAAGTCAAGTAATTCGTTGGAACGACCCAACAAATACTAATTGGGCAGAGCAATTTATTTTAGCACTTGATGCTTCAATGTCTGATAACACAAAATTTGGTAGAAGTCAAGGTACTGCTACTATTCAAAGTATTCCAACAGAACAATATAGATTTAGATCAATTGGTACTGATGTTCCTTTGTTTAATTTTGCTAAATCGGTAGCTGGCAGAAATATGACTTTTGAAATTGTAAGTACTTCTTTTAAAGATGCTGAAGAACTTTATGAAGAGTCGCCAACTCCAGGCAATCAAATGGGGTTTGTTTATAGACAGGATAACAAAGGCCCTGCAAGTACTAATACAGGGTTCTTTCTACAGTTTAAACAGGGTGCATTAGAACTAGCAGATTTTACTATTCCTTCGCCGTCAACAAATGAAAAGGTTGCAATTGATACGTCAAATATTAATAACGATGATGTTTGGTTGTTTGCTGTAAATGGCAACGGCAATCAAACTACTGAATGGACTCAAGTTTCTAGTCTTACTGGCAACAATATTGCTTACAATAGCTTACAAGGAAACATTAGAAACATATATGCAACTGAAACTAAAGAAAACGACAAAGTTGATTTAATTTTTGCAGACGGTGTTTATGGTAATTTACCACAAGGATCTTTTAGGTCATATTACAGAATTAGTAATGGTTTAAATTATACTATTAATCCTAATGAAATGAAAAACATTAGTATTACAGTTGACTATGTTAACGATCAAGGTGTGCAACATGCATTAACAATTGGGTTAGCTTTACAGTCATCTGTTTCAACAGCAACAGCAACTGAGTCATTAGCTTCAATTAAGCAAAATGCTCCGGCACAATATTACACACAAAATAGAATGATTACAGGTGAAGATTATAATCTTGCACCTTTAGCAAGTTCGCAGAATATTTTAAAAGTAAAAGCAACAAATAGAACATCAAGCGGCCTTTCTAGAAACTTTGATATTATTGATGCAAGTGGAAAATATAGTTCTATTAATGTGTTTGGTACAGACGGCTACATTTATAAACAAGAAGAAGAAAAACAGCTTTCTTTTAAATTTGCAAATAGAGCAGACATTATTAATTTTGTTAAACAAAAAGTAGAAAAAGTGTTTACAGATACTGATGTATATAATTTTTATTTTACAAAGTTTGATAAGATCTTGTTTTCAGGAGATAACATTGTATGGACTGCATCAACTAATGATGTTAATATTGGTACAGGGTATTTTCAGAACAAAGTTGATCTGTCATTACTAAAAGTAGGAACATATTCTACAAACAACTTAAAATATATTTCTCCAGGAGCAAATGTTAAATTTACAGCTCCAACAGGACAGTCATTTAAAAATGGAAACTTAGTTACTACAGATACAACTGATGCTACACAAAAAAGTTTTATATGGACAAAAGTTATAAGTGTTGCAGGTGACGGAACAAACGCAGGAACAGGAGCAAATGCTAAAGGCGTAGGTCCGGTAGTGTTTAATGATAATGTTCCTTCAGGAGCAGTTGCTTCGAGGATTGTTCCTAAGTTTGTTAGTGATCTTTCAGACGCCCTTGAATCGTCAATGGTTACCCAAGCGTTTGCTAATTTAAACTTTGGATTGCGATTTGAACAAGATACGGCAAGTTGGAAAATTATTCAAAATCAAAACTTAAACTTAACAGCATCTTTTAGTTTAGGTAAAACAGGTGATATATCAAACAACAATTTAGATAGTTCTTGGATTGTTGCATTTGTTAAAGAGAATGACGAGTACGTTGTAAGAATAAGAACACTAAATTATGTATTTGGTAGTAAAAAACAAAATAGATTTTATTTTGATAAAAATGAAAAAGCATATAATAACTTAACTGGCAAGGTTGAAAAAGACATGATCAATGTGTTAGGTATTAATTCATTAAATGTTGGTATAGGTTCATTGATCCAAGATTACCCGTTTGAAGTTTCGGATACTATTGCATACGATGACGGGTATGAAAGTGCAAGTGAAATTAAGTTAGGTTTTAGAGATTCAGATGCCGACGGAGTAATTGATAATCCAGAATCGTTTGTTAATGTTGTTGGTGAAGATCTTGACTTAAAATATCTATTTTTTAAATCTGCTAAAGACGAATACGGCACAACAATTTATAATATAATTGATACGGCAGTAACTCCAATTTTGATTATTGAAAAAGAGTCATTAGTTAATGTTAACAATTATACAGACGGTCAGTTAATATACTTTTATGATGTTGCACAAAATAGAGTTAAACGTGTTGACAGAACAACTAATACACTAGTGTTAGAAAGTACATACAAAGCATGTATTGGAAGAGACAATTTAAAATTCCAATACACACATTCAGCTAGTGAAGATAGAAGAATTGATCCTAGTGTAACAAACATTATTGACTTGTTTGTACTAACCAGGTCGTATGATACTAGTTTTAAAAATTATCTAGTAGGAGCTACAACAATTGAGCCAATAGCTCCTAGTTCAGATGAATTAAGAATTGCATTTGGCATAGGGTTAAGTGCAATTAAATCAATTAGTGACGAAGTAGTGTACCATCCTGTAAAATACAAAGTACTATTTGGTGCCGCAGCTGATACAAAATTACAAGCTAAGTTTAAAGTTGTTAAGAATACTGGAAAAACAATTAATGATAATAACTTAAAAGTTAGAATAGTTAATGCAATGAATGATTTCTTTGATATTAATAACTGGGACTTTGGAGATAGGTTCTATCTAAGTGAACTTTCAACATACGTTCTTAATGTTGTATCACCAGATATATCAAACCTTGTTATTTTACCAAGACAATCATCACAGGCATTTGGAAGCCTGTTTGAAATCCAAAGTAAGCCAGACGAGATTTTCGCTAATGGTGCCACTGTTGATGATATAGAAATAGTAACTTCTATCACGGCTGCTGAAATTAATGCAGCAACAAATTCAATAGTGAGTAACACATAATGGCAGACAAGAAAAAGTTTCCTAAGAGCGATATTCCAATTAGAAACAGCTCAGACTTTCTTCCTACAGTTTTTCAAACTCCTGCAAATAAAAAGTTTTTATCAGGAGTATTAGATCCTCTTGTACAACCAGGTGTTGTTGACAAAACTGTTGGGTATATTGGAAAGCGTTACGGTAAAACGTATAACGGGAAAGATGTATATCTTGATAATGATCAAACATTAAGAAGTCGTTATCAATTAGAGCCCGGAATTACTGTTGAAGAAAATCAAGAAGTTAAAAAGTTTAATGACTACATTGATCTTAAAAGTATGTTGGAATTTTTTGGCAATACTAACGAGCGCGATGACAAAACAACAGAGCAAGAGCATTACAGTTGGAACCCACCTGTTAATTGGGACAAGTTTATTAACTACAGAGAATACTATTGGGTGCCAGCAGGAACACCGTCTGTAGATGTATACGGACAAGCATCTAATATTCAAAGTACTTATAAAGTAAAGACAGGAATTAATAGCTGGGTACTTTCACCTGATAATATTACTGATAATCCAGACATCACATTATACAGAGGCCAAACTTATAAGTTTGAAGTAAACTCTCCTCAAGAAGGGTTTTACATTCGAAGTAATTACGATACTGGGTCGTTAATTTTTAATCCTAACAAAGCATATTTTGCTGGTGAACTAGCAGTATTTGACGGAAAGTTATGGAAGTGTATTAATAACACAAGTATTTTAGACGGAAGTAGTATTACAGTTGATTCGCAGGATTGGAAATTAGAAGCTAACGATGCAGCATTTGCATCGCTACTATACAATCAGGGAGTTGAAGGCAATGGTACAACAGTTGGAACAATTACATTTACAGTTCCAGCCAACTCACCTGATATTTTATATTATCAAAGTGATGTATCACCTAACAGATTAGGTAGGTTTATTGTTGCTGACATTGATTCAAACACATTCATCAACGTTGATAAAGAAATTGTTGGTAAAAAAGATTATACCACAGCAACCGGACTAGCATTTACAAACGGTCTAGTTGTAGATTTTAGAGGACAGGTTGAGCCTGCAAAATATGCAAACAACACATGGCTAGTTGAAGGTGTGGGCGATAGTATCACATTAATTAACTTTGCTGATTTAGTTCCACCGCCACTTGCAACCGACACACCGGAAATTTTGTTTGATAATGAAGGATTTGATACACAGCCATTTGATGATGCAACTCAATATCCTGGTAATAAAGATTATATCACTATTGCAAGAAATAGCAAAGATTCTAATCCGTGGTCAAGATATAATAGATGGTTTCATAGATCTGTACTAGAACAAGCATTTAGACTTAGAGGCCAAGATTTTGACTCGTTAGAAACTGCAAGAGCTAAACGTCCAATTATTGAGTTCTTACCTAACATTCAATTGTTTAATCATGGTGCTGTTGCAAAACAAACTGTTGACTATGTTGATGACTTTACTACTGATGTGTTTTCTAACATTGAAGGAAGCGAAGGCTACAATGTTGACGGAGAGTTTTTGTTTGAAGGAGCAAGAGTTCTTGTAATTTCTGATACAGACAATCAAGCAAATAACAAAATATACGAAGTTAAGTTTGTTAAGCATAACAATAAAACACAAATTACTTTAAAAGAAACAGCAGATTCAGATTCAGTGTTTAACGAAGCTGTATTAATACGTAGAGGAACTGCAAACTCAGGCAGAATGTATCATTATAACGGTACAAACTGGGTTAAGAGTCAGGCTAAAATAAAAGCTAATCAATCACCATTGTTTGATGTGTTTGATAGTAGTGGAGTATCTTTTGGTGATGCAGTAACATATCCTGTGTCAACATTTGTTGGATCTAATCTTGTAAGTTATAAAGTTGGAACTGGCACCGCAGATACTGAATTAGGGTTTGCATTAAAGTATGCCAATATCAATAACGTTGGAGATATTGTTTTTGATTGGAATTTTGAAACAGATAAGTTTGTTTATACTTTATCTCAAACACAGTATACTAAAAATACTAATGTTGGGTATTATAAAATTAATGACATGTATGTTAATGGGTGGATTGCTACTGATAAAACATTCCTTCAACCGATAATTGATTCTTATACATTAACTGTTGCTGACTCAGTAGCAGTGTTTGAAACTGTTGACTGGGAAAAATTACCTAGTAACGCTATTATTAATTTTTACCTTAACGGCGAAGCTATTAGTACTCCGTATACAAGAGCATCTTCGCAGTTTACTTTTGAAAAAACTTTTGCAATTAACGATGTTATTACAATTAAAGTAGTAGCAGATATTGTGCCTGATAAAGGTTACTACGAAATTCCAGTAGGCATAGAAAAAAATCCTCTAAACGAACAACTTAAAACATTCACATTAGGTCAAGCATCTGATCATTTAAAATCGTCTTTAGAATTTGATAAAAGAATAGTTGGCGCAATTCCAGGTGTTTCTAATCTTAGAGATTTAGCAGATTATCAAAAGCACTCAAAACGATTCCTTAAACACTCTGGATTTGCAGCAGTATCAACTATGCTAATCAACGATAAAGATCTTAACGTTGTAAAATCGCTAAGACATGCTAAAAATGCTTATACTGTTTTTAAACAAAATATTATTAAACAGTCAACTATACTAGAGTTTAACGATAACACTGCTGATTTCTTAGATACAATTATTGAGTCAATTACAAAGACTAAAACTATTGACAGTCCTTTTGCTGATTCTGATATGATAGGTGCAGGAGCGTTTACATCAACAAAATATATTGTAGCAGATATTGGTATTACAACTTTTACGTTAACTGAGAATTTTAATTTAGATACACTTAGTAGAAGAGCTGTGTATGTTTACTTAAACGACAATCAGCTATTAGTTAATACTGATTACACAATTAATAGTGCGTTTGGATTTATTGATATTTCAACTACACTAGAAGAAGACGACAGAATAGAAATTAGAGAATATGTGTCAACGGCATTTAGCCATGTTCCTCCAACGCCTACTTCAATTGGTGTATATCCTAAGTTCAAACCTGAGATGTATTTAGACGATACTTATAGAACTCCTAAGAATGTAATTCAAGGACATGATGGTAGTAAAACAACATCATATGATGACTTTAGAGATGATTTACTTTTAGAGTTTGAATACAGAATTTATAACAACATTAAACAACAATATGATCCTGCTGTATTTGATATCGATAAAGCATTAGGCGGATATTATGGCAATGCAACATTTACAAAAGAAGAGCTAGATAGCGTTATTAACCAAGAGTTTTTATCTTGGGTACAAAATACTAATTTATCATATACAGTAAATGATGCCTTTGTTGATGGTGAGCCGTTTACATATACATATTCAAATATGACAGACCCAACAGGCACTGTAAACTTGCCGGGATATTGGAGAGGGGTGTACAAGCATTTTTATGATACTGATAGACCACATACTCATCCATGGGAAATGCTTGGTTTTACAGAAAAGCCAACTTGGTGGGATACAGAATATGGAGCAGCACCGTACACAAACGGTAACTTAGTTTTATGGGAAGATATTCAAGCTGGTAAAATTGCACAAGGTACTACAGCTGGAATTTATCCTAGATATGCAAGACCAAGTATATTAACTCATATACCATGCGACTGTGACGGTAACTTATTAGACCCGCTAACGTCAGGACTTGCAGGTAACTTCCAACTTATAAACAACAGAGGCTCGTTCAAACTAGGAGATGTTAGTCCTGTTGAATATGCATGGAAATCTAGTTCTGAATATCCATTTGCAGTTACTACTGCATTGGCATTGTTAAAGCCTTTTGATTACTTAATTTTAAACTTTGATAGAGCTATTGCAAAACGTAATATTATTAATCAGCTAGTGCATACCACTACAGATACGTTTTTAACTCTTAGCCAACTACAGCTTCCAGTTTCAGGAACAACTCAAGTTGCTGGACTATCGTACTATCTTTCATCTTATATTAAATCTCAAGGTGAATTGATATCTGAAGCACAAAAAACTATTTCTAATATCAATGTTAGGCTTACTTCTAGACTAAGCGGATTTGTTGACCAAGAGCAACAACGATACTTGTTAGATAGTAAGAATCCTAGTTCGTCGAGTACTAGTGTGTTTATACCTCAAGAAAACTATGACATTATCTTTAATGTGAGTTCACCAATTTCTTCAGCAACATACAGTGGTGTGATTTTTGAAAAGACAGCGTCTGGTTGGACAATTAACGGATACGATAATGTTAATCCGTATTTTAAAACATATACACCTTATCCGCTTCAGAAAGATCCTGTAATTTCAGTTGCAGGAACTTCAGCAGCGTATTCAGAATGGGAAGCAGGAAAAACATTTAATAATGGACAAATTGTTTCTTATAGAGGAGTATTTTACAGAGCTAATTCTACTCACACTCAAGGAGACACGTTTAGTGAAGATAAACTAGTTAAACTTCCAGACCTACCAGTTGATAATGCTGTAATAGCACAGCGTAGAAGAAGTTTTAATACTTTTGATGTTGTTAATGTTAGCTACGGAACAGAATTTAATACTATTCAAAGTGTAGTAGATTTTCTACTAGGGTATCAAGAATATCTTAAAGGACAAGGTTTTAATTTTGCAAACTATGACGGCACTAATCAGGTAGTACAAGATTTTGTAACAGCAGCAAAAGAATTTATGTACTGGTCAGTTCACAACTGGGCACAAGGATCTATCCTAACAGTTAGTCCTGGCGCAACACGTATGGACATTAATCTTGCAGTTGGTGTTGCTGAAAGTCTATTAGATGGTTTCTACGATTACAATGTACTAAACGCAGACGGGTCTGCATTAGATCCTCAGTTTTTAGATGTATCAAGAAGTTTTCAAAATGTTGAAATTAGTACAACAGATACAACGCAAGGCATTTATCTATTAAAAATAAATTATGTTGTTAAAGAGCATGTAGCAATATTTGATGATAAAACAGTATTCAACGATACTATTTTTGATAAAGCGACAGGTTATAGACAAGAAAGAATCAAAGCCCAGGGATTTAGAACAACTGATTGGGATGGTGATTATACTAGTCCTGGATTTTTGTTTGATAATGTTTCTATTGGAACATGGTCTCCTTACTATGATTATAAATTAGGCGATATTGTTTCTTATAGATCTTACAAGTATACTGCAAGAAGCAATCACACTAGTGACGAAACTTTCTTAGACAGCAACTGGACCTTATTAGATTCAGAGCCAGTTAAGCAATTGATTCCTAACTTTGATTATAGAATTAATCAAATTGAAGATTACTTTGATGTTTCTTCTGAAGGACTTGGCAAAAGCCAAAGAGATTTAGCAAGGCATACAATAGGTTATCAAACTAGAAGTTATTTAGAAAACTTATCTGAAGATCCAACTACTCAGTTTCAATTGTATCAAGGATTTATTAGAGAAAAAGGCACAAACAACGCTGTTACAAAATTGTTTACTAAATTAGGTGCTGATACTAACACATCAGCAGTTGACCTAAACGAAGAATGGGGATTTAGAGTAGGCCAACTAGGCGGAGTTGATCAGTCTACAAAAATTGAAATTAAACTAGAAACAGATAAATTTCAATTAAATCCGCAGCCTGTTATTATACAACCTTCGGCAGAAACTACAGTTGATAGATATTATAGAATTGATAAAACAAACTTTCAATATGCGCCAACTCCATATTCAACTAACATTAGTCCTGTTAGTTACGATTCTAAACCTGTTAAAACAGCAGGGTATGTGAAATTTGGTCAAGTAGATTTTACAGTTACAAACAAAGATAGTATTTTAGATTTAGATATTTCACTAGTTAACGACAACAGTCACATTTGGGTAACCTTTGATGGGCCTTCTTGGACAGTACTTAGAGCAAATACTGTTTATGATTTAAAAATAACCAACGTTACAAGTAATGATGACAACGAAGTAACATTTGACTTTGATAAAGCACACATGCTAAAAGTTGATGACATGTTTGGTATTACTACTATTGTAGGGTTGAACAAATTTTGGAAAGTTAAAGCAGCAACTACTACTTCTATAACTGTACAACATACAGAAACGTTTGATGCAGCTGATGGATATGATCCTAGCACAGCAACATATCCAATGCTTCTTACTACTGCACGATTTGGATCTTATGAATCAATGAATCCGGAACATGTTGCACTATTAACTAACGGCTCAAAAGTATTTGTAGATTCTAATGTAAATGGACGTTGGGAAGTAGCAGAAAAAACAAAACAATTTACACCAAGTAAAATTATTGATTTTGGTATTACTACTCCAGAAAGTGTTGGCAAGAAAACAGTATACAGTGATTTGTTAAAACAAGCTATTGTTGGTATTCCAGACGAAGGTAAAGTAGGTATCTATGTTAAAACTGCTACTGGCCTGTCATCTAAGCAATTATTAGAGCCACCGGTTTGGGCGCAATCAGCAGCTACTGGATCGTTTGGTAACGAAATTGCAATTTCGCCTGATAGTGAATGGCTTGTAGTCGGAGCTCCTTTAGCAAGTGGAATTACAAGTAACTATAAAGGTGCTTTTAATGTAAATGCAAACTATCTTATTGGCGATATTGTTTTGTATGCTGGAAGACTTTACAAAGCTACTGACAACATTCAAGGTGACGGTAGTACTATTGATGTTTACAGTAATGAATGGACAGAAGTACAAAACATAAAAGCAGTTAGTAGCGGGTCAAATGCAGGAGATTTTGAAACTGGAGCAATGTTTATATACCAGTATGGTTCTCAACAGTGGAATTTAATTGATATACAAGTAAGTCCAAGATTTTATGCTCGTGAAAGATTCGGTTCAAAAATTACATTAAGCAAAGATACCGCTGGCACATATTTTATGGCAGTATCTGCACCGGGTTCTCAGGATAACAAAGGGCGTGTGTATCTTTATACATACAATGCTACTGATGGCTGGCGCTTAGATTATAACAAGAATTATAGAGGCACATATGCTGCTGATGATTCTACTTTTTATCCTAAAGGATCGATTGTTTATTCAAACGGTGAAATGTGGAAAGCATTAGTTGATAATGTATCCGACGGAAGTTCATTAACACTTTACTCAAATGACTGGCAAGTAATGGATCCAGTTACAACAGGTGCATCTTTACCACAATCACTTGCAACTGGCGATGACGGATCAACATTAGATGCAGGAATACTTGACGAGAATCAAATACTTGAAATGGTCAAACAAGATGATCGTTTTGGTACCTCACTAGCAATGAATTATAATGGAACAATACTAGCTGTTGGAGCACCTAATAGTGACGGGCAGTATTTTCCAAATTATAAAGGGCTGTGGAAAAACAATTATGAATATAAGCACGGTGATGTTGTAAAATTTCAAAGCACATATCACCAATTACAAAACGAAGGTCCAAATGCAGTAGGTGCTGATAGCACTATTAGAAGCTACAACGAATTGCCTGATGCTGGCCAACCTTGGGTTAATGTTGGAGATAGTACAGATACTGCTTCAGGAAAAGTATTCCTTTACAAGAAAGATACTAACTCAGGTGCTTATAATTTAATTCAACAAATTAATGCAGATTCATTACCATACCTAAGTGACCTTGATGCAAGTGAAGTTATTAGCTCAGGCGATAAATTTGGATTTGCAATTGCATTAGATTATACTGGTAATACACTAGTTGTAACTAGCCCACTAGCAGATAAGAACTTCCAGAATCAAGGAAGTGCGTATGTATTCAAATATGATTCAGACTCAACAGAGTATGCTTATAGATTAAAACAGAAATTAACAAGTTTTACAAATTATCCAAATGAAATGTTTGGACAAGATATTTCAATATCTAGCGGAACAGAAATTATTGCAGTAGGAGCAACTAATTCTCCTTATGCATTACAAACTAGATTTGATGCTTCACAAACATCGTTTGATAGAACTAGAACTAGATTTAAAGACTATGACGGGTTTGCTGGAGCGGTTTATGTATTTGAGAAAAAAGGCACATCTGAAACATTCTTCTTAACAGAAAAACTTGATGATGCGCTTTCATTAAATGAATCTTTTGGATATAGTATTTCAGCATCGAGAGATGCAATACTAGTTGGCTCACCTGGATATATTTCTCCAGCACCGCACGGAGTTAATATTGCATTTGAAGGCGACAAGACAGGTACAGTACGTTTATTTGAAAAAACTACAAACTCTAATTCATTAAACATTATTGGATCACAGCCACTTACAGTTGATATTGATAAATTTAAAAGATTATCACTTTATGATACTGTTGATGATACAAAAATTATTGACATTGAAATATTTGATCCTGCTAAATTAAAATTATTAGCAGCAGCAGAAAGAGAACTATCGTTTAAAGTTCCATACGATCCTGCAATTTATAGCAATGGCACAGCAACCGATGCGGTTATTGATAGCTCGATATGCTGGAAGTCTTCTAACGTAGGTAAACTATGGTGGGATATTTCTACAGCTAAATGGTATGACTACGAGCAAGGTGATGCATCATATAGAATTGGATCATGGGGAGCATTAGCACCTGGCGCATCGATTGATATTTACGAATGGGTAGAATCAAAATTACTTCCATCTGAATGGGCAATTTTAGCAGACACTAACGAAGGAGTACCGTTGGGTATTTCAGGGCAACCACTGTATGCAGACGACTCTGCATATTGCGTTAGACAGGATTATAATCCTAACACTGGATTACAAACAGAAACACTTTATTACTTCTGGGTTAAAGGAAAAGTAACTGTACCAAGCAATACTGATAGAGATATTTCAGCTGCCGATGTGTTTAACTTAATTAACGATCCTAGTGCATTAGGACAAACCTATGCAGCATTTATTGATACAGACAAGTTTTTACTATTCAACTATAAGTCAACAGTTACAGAAGATTATTCATTGTTTAACATTGAATATTATAATTCAACTGAACAACAAAATCAAGTACACAACGAATACCAACTATTAACAGAAGGTGTTTCAGACAGCTTACCTAGTTTATCATTAGAAAATAAATGGATTGATAGTTTGGTAGGGCGTGATATGCAAGGTAATAGAATACCTGCATCAGATCTTCCTGAAAAACAAAAATATGGTATTGCTTTTAGACCAAGACAAAGTATGTTTGTTGAGAGAAGGGCAATCCTAAAAACACTTATTACTAATATTAATAAAGTGCTGCACAACGAAGCGTTTGCAGATTCTATTAATTTTAAAACACTTAATAGTGTAGATGCTGAGCCAAGTGTATTACTAAACTTGTATGATACAACAGCAGACACTTATATTGATTTATTAGAAGTTGGTACTACTAGAGTTAAAGCGTGTAAATTAAGGTCAAATATCATTGACAACGAAGTTAATTCTATTGATATTATTGATCCGGGCTTTGGTTATAAAATTGCTCCTTCTATCGAATTTGAAGGTGACGGTGTAAACGCAGAAGCAACTACTACCATTGATAGCCAAGGTAGAGTAACTGGAGTTACTATTGTAAATCCAGGTAAACTTTACACTACAATTATTACTAAACCAAGACAGTTTAGTGTGTTAGTTAACAGTGATTCTACAGCACGAGGCTTTTGGAGCATTTACTCATGGGACGATGTAAGAAAAACTTTTTACAGAAGTAGATCTCAAGCGTTTAACACACCAGCATATTGGTCCTACGCTGATTGGTGGGATAATGACTTTGGTCCTACATCAAGAATTATTCAAGAAATAATTAGTGTATATCAACTTCCAACTATTGAGGTTTCAATTGGCGACTTAATCCGTATTAAAGAATATGGCTCCGGCGGCTGGGCAGTGTTTAGAAAAGTTACTGATACTGAAAATGCAGGCCTAAACAATTATGTATTAATTGGTAGAGAACTAGGTACTATTCAACTATCGAATTTATTGTATGACGCATCATTAAATGGTGTAGGTTATGATAATGTTGATAGCTTTGATATTGACTTTTATGATAAAGAAGTATCATTTGAGTTAAGATACATTATGAAAGCAATTAAAGAAGATATTTGTATTGGTGATTATGCTGTTGAGTGGAATAAATTATTCTTTACATCAGTGCGTTATGTATTTGCTGAACAAACATACGTTGATTGGGCATTTAAAACTAGTTTCTTAAATGCAACTCACAATGTTGGAACATTAAAACAAAAAACAAATTATAGAAATGACAGTTTAGAAAGTTATTTAGATTATATTAATGAAGTTAAACCATATAGTACAACAGTAAGAGAATACATCAGTAAGTATGATACTACTGATACTGCTAATGCAGGTATATCAGACTTTGATTTACCTCCTTACTACTCAACAGAAGCAGGCAAAATTGTTCCTGTGAGTGCAAACGATAAAATAGTAAGCACATATCCATACAAATATTGGAATGACAATAAAGGATATGAGATTACAGGTGTTAATATTTCTAATAAAGGTGCTGATTATACAGAAGCTCCTAGAGTATTGATCACTGGCGGCGGAGGCTCTGGAGCTAAAGCAACAGCATATATTACTAGTGGAAAAGTAGTTGGAATTAGACTATCTGAACACGGTGCTGGATACACATCAACCCCAACAGTAACGTTAGTTGGCGGAAATGGTACATCACCTAACACTGCCAACGCTGTTGCTATTCTAGGTAACGGTAAAGCACGTTCAATGCAACTTGGTATTAAGTTTGATAGGCTCTCTAAAACAGGACTTTATCAAAACTTTACTCAAGAAGAGAATTTTGTAGCAACGGGTTCAACTGCGGTGTTTAATTTAACATATCCTCCTACTAGACAAAAGTCAAATATTACAATTATACAGAACGGCCAACTTGTTCTTGACAACGAATACAATATTTCGTTGTACACATTAGACTCTGATGTTTATAAACAACTTAAAGGTAAAATTACCTTTAATACACCACCGGCAGCAAGTGATACAATTAAAATTACATATCAGAAAAACGATGAAATTTTAGATAGTGTTAGTAGAATTAACAAATACTATTCTCCGGTCTCAGGCATGCTCGGTGACGAGCTTGACCAGCTTATGACAGGAATTGATTTTGGTGGAGTTCAAGTACAAGGAACAACATTTGAAGTAACTGGAGGCTGGGACGCTCTACCTTGGTTTACTGATAGTTGGGATAGTGTAGAAGCATCGGCTGATTACTACCATGTTGCAGACGGTAGCACACTTGATGTAGTATTACCATACACACCAGCAGACGGTCAAGTAATTAACATCTACTTAAAACGAGCAGGTATTGTTATACAAGACGATATTCAAGATCTACAAATTGAACAAGGTGTACAAGAACCTCCTACACTTAGAATTGACGATCCAAACTACACAGAAAGTTGGGATTCATCAAGTACTGTTAATCCACATGCACAAATGCCGACATTTGTTGGAGATGGTAGTACTAACATAGTTCATATTGGAGAAAATGTATCAACACAAACAGGCGATATATTAATATTCCGTCCTGCGGAAAGCGATGGCGCTGTTACTATTAATGATATTAACTTATTAGATACACAATTAACAGGTGGCACATTGTCAGCAATGGAAGGTGCTTATGCATCAGCAACAGGATTAAGAGCTGAAGATATTGTTATTGATGGCGGCTCATATTTTAGTCCAGAACAAGTTGCTGCAACTGAAGAAAATGTTCCAGGACAAGTATTAGATAGTTTAAGTATTAAAGTATTTCAAAATACAACAGAGGATAGAGGTGCTCCTTTAAATGCAACTGTAAAACTTGGCGATGCTACAACAACTGTGTTTGGAATAGGTCAAAAAATTCTAGAATCTAAATCAGTTATTGTATATGTTGATAGTATAAAACAATTACCGGCAACATATGTTGTTAATATTGCATCTAGCACTATTGAATTTTCAACTGCACCTGCATTAAATGCAAAAATTGAAATACTTTCAATTGGATTAGGCGGCATTGCTATTCTTGATTACCAAGAGTTTATTGCCGACGGCGAAACTAGCTTGTATCTAACAAATGCAAACTACGATGAAACTGCAACTATCTTTGTAACAGTTAACGGAGTACAAGAAGATACAGGATTTAGAAGTAGTACTAACATACTACCCGAAACACCAGATAGAACATTAGTACAATTTGGTACAAATCCTGATAGACTTGCAATTATTAAAATTGTTGCATTAGGTGCGTCTACTGATGTTGATAGTACATTACAGTCTTTGATTAGAATTAACCAACAAGAATTTGTTTATGAAGGTAGTACTAGAAGTTACGATTTAGATAACTTTGTGCAGCTAACTAGAGAAAGCGCATTGGCATCTACTATTGTTGAAGTTAATAATAAGAAACTAAAAAGTGCTGATACTATCTATAATGTATACGACGGTGTAGTTAAAAAGTTTATTTTAGGTATTGATCCTATTGCATCATCTGGTTCTATTGTTCCAACTAATATTAAAGTTTATATTAACAACGAACTTAGAACATTCATTACAGATTATGTTTATAACGGTACAACTAAAGAATTAGAAATTACTGCTGAAAATCTAGCAGTGGGTGATGTTATTAAAATTGAAAACAATTTAAATGCACAGTACTCTGTTGTTGGTAATAACATTATTATTAACGATACTACTTCATTAGTTGCAGGCGACACTATCAACGTAACTTGGTTTAGTGAATATCCGTCAATGCAAATCGTTACTGATCAATTCGCTGGCGGTAGATCATTTTACCCAATTGCGTTCAAACCACTTTCAGTAAGTTATGTTTGGATTTATAGAAACGGATCAAAGTTAACTCAGGATATTGATTATCAACTAGATGTAGTTAGAGGAGCAATATACATTGAAGGCTCAAATGTAACTAGTGATGTTTTTGATATTGTTGCTTTTGGCACAAATGTATTTGCATTACCAAGTGCATACGAAGTCAGCAAAGACATGTTAAACAAGAATCATTATACTAGATATGCAATTACTGATAGTCTTGTACTTGATAAAGATTTAAATTATTACGATACTACTATTACATTAACAGATGCGTCAACATTGTTTAATCCACAATCAACTATTAATTCAGCTGGTATTGTTGAGATCAATGGAGAGAAAATTGAATACATGACTAAGCAAGGCAATGTGTTAGGACAACTGAGACGTGGCTCGCAGGGTACAGGAATTAATAATGTAACTGTAAAAGGTTCATTTGTAGTTGATCTAAGCAAAAACGAAATTATACCTTACAAAGATGTACATGAAAGATATGACTTTGTAAGTGATGGCAGTAGTCAGTTAATAGGACCATTACCGTTCGTTCCTAAGCTAAGTACTGTTACAGATTGGTATGCAGGCGCAATTCCAGCTATTTACGGAAGATGTGATTCGATTGAAGTGTTTGCAGGCGGTAGAAGATTACGCAAGACTTACATTGAAGAATACGATGAAACTCTTAGCGCAACTAGCCCAATGGGTGATAAAAAAGTTGAAGCTGAATTTAGTGTTGACGGAGATACAGCGTATATTAGGCTAACAACGGTACCATCCGCAGGTACACGTATTAGTATTATTAAACAACAAGGAAAAGTATGGTACGATAGAGGCACAACCACTGCTACAACCGGCGCTACGCTGCTTAAAAACAGTTCACCGATTAGTCAGTTCATTGCTGCCAAGACATCAAAGTTACCGGAATAAATACACTATGAAACTGGAAGATAAACACATGTCAGATAAACAAAATAAAACGCCAAACAAACCTGGATTAAATGAGACCGGAGGGTTCCATTTTGAAGGGCATATTAAGATCTTCGATCCAGAAACAGGAGAAGTGTTTCAGGATAAGCGCAATGCTATTCATTATGAAAATATGAGTGTTGCAATAGTTAACAGTCTTTCAAATCAAGGGATAGGCACTGTCTACGAAATGGCGTTTGGTAGCGGCGGTACTACTGTTGATCCTACAGGCTTAATTACATATCTAACACCTAACACAATCGGTGCAAACTCCAGTCTTTATAATCAAACATATACTAAAGTTGTTGATCAAAACTCAATTGCTAATGCTGACCCAGTAAGAAATAAAATGGAAATTAGACATATTAGCGGAGCAACATATAGTGATATTGTTATAACTTGTACATTAGATTACGGTGAGCCAGACGATCAACAAGCATTTGATAATAGTGTTGACATGGACAGTAACTTTGTTTTTGACGAGCTTGGACTTAAATGGTATGATCCAGTAGGAACAGGCAAACTTTTAACACATGTAGTTTTCCACCCAGTTCAAAAGTCGCTAAACAGACTCTTACAAATTGATTACACAATTAGGGTACAGAGCTTAACCGGCTTTACGGAGGTTTAATAGATGCCATATATTGTTAATTTTACAGACAGCGAAAACAAAACTCCAATTACAGTTTTCGATAATACGTCTAGTCAGGATACTAGTTTAACATTTCCAGGACGTAACGTTACTGGATACGGACAAATTATTGCTGAAAACTTTCTTTCTGTTTTAGAAAACTTTGCAAGTGCTAATGCACCAGTTAATCCAGTCGAAGGCCAGTTATGGTACGATACTACTAACGGTGTACTACAATTATTTGATAACACTGCATGGAAAGCAGCATCAAACATTCAAAAGAGTGTTACTGAGCCAAGCGTAGAAAATTCTAAAGTTGGTGAACTTTGGGTTGATACAACAAACCAGCAGCTAAGAATTTACACAGGAACTAGATGGCTATTAGTTGGACCAGCAGAAAGTTCAATTGACGGTTTACGATACGGCCCAGCAGTTGAAAATATTGCAGACTCAGATAACCAAACAAAAAGTATTTTAACTTTATATATTGCTGACCAACCGATTGTTGTTGTTTCAAAAGATTCATTTACTCCTAAAGTTAATATTAAAGGATTTGCAACTATTAAAGCAGGTCTTAATGTTGCTACTCCTGCAAACGACACAGAAAGAACTGAATTTGCTTCATTATTCTTAGGCGGCAACCTTCCTAAACTAATTGGTACTGCAAAAAATGCAGATGCGTTAAACATAGGCGGAGTTGAAGTATCAGCAGGTAAGTTTTTAAGAAGCGATATTATTAATACAACTGATTTTGGTTTTAATGTTAGAAATAATGCAGGTTTAACTATTGGAGTTGACGGTAACTTCCAAGTAACAACATCAGCAACAGCAGCAAAGATTTATAATTCAGCAGCAGGTAGTTCATTAGATCTACAAATTAACAGAAACGGCATTCCAACTACAATTCTTAGAGTGCTTGATAATAAAATTGGCATTAACCTTGCTGCTCCAGAAGAAGCACTTGATGTTGACGGTAATTTTGGATTAACTGGCGCAATTAAGATCACTAACGTTGCTGAAACAACAAACTTATCAACAGGTAGTATTATTACAGCAGGCGGTATTGCTGTTGCTAAAAATATTTTAGTTGGCGGCGCAGCAGATATTACTGGCACGATTAAATCACAGACTTTAAGACCGCAAACAAATGACACATATAATGTTGGTGAAGAGACTAATCGGTGGAACACAGTATATGCTAAATCAATTAAAGCTGATGAAATTATTGGTACAATTAACGGTAACATTACAGGTAATGCTAATACTGCAACAAACTTAAAAAATGTTACTAGTTTTTCACTTGTAGGTGACGTTGTGTCGCCAGCAGTACAATTTGACGGACAAGTTGGAAACTATACTAAAACTTTCCAAACTACACTAACAGCTAACATTGTTAAAGATAGAGATGAACCAGCACCAAACATATCAGATAAAAATGATTTTTTGCTGGTATACAGATCTTCAGCAGAAGCTGGAGGCGCAACTGGGCTATTAAAACAAACTAGAGATACATTCGTCGGCGACTTAGGTATTCCACTAGGCGGTATTATGCCATATGCAGGATCAGCAACACCCAATGGTTTTTTATTATGTGATGGTGGCGAAGTTGAAAGATCTAAGTTTCCAGAATTGTTTGACATTATTGGAACAACATATAACGGATCAGCAGCACTTAACGGTGTAGGAACATTTAGACTTCCAGACTTACGTGGACGTTTTGCATTAGGTAAACATAATATGGATAACAATATTAATGTTCCAAATGCAATTGGCGGATTTGTTGACAATGGCGGCGGTGAACCAAGCCCATCAAGAGTTGAAGGTACAGAAGCTCAAACACTTGCAGGCGCAGCTGGTGCATCTGCGGTAGGACTAACACTTGGCAACTTACCAGATCACGAACACAACATGACAGCAAACGGAGTTCAATACTCGGCAGTTAGAATTGACTCTGCTATTGTTAGCCCAGGTACAACTGGATTAGGTCCAACAGCAGTTGGCCAAGCACAGTACTTGCAACAGTCCGGCGGTATTAAAAAGCCAAGCACTGACTTTGCATTAGGTTCGTTAGTGGGTATTATGAATCCGTATTTAACACTTAACTATATTATACGATCTGGACCACCAGCGTTTACAACGACATAAGGCGAGATATAAATGGCATATCAAATTAATAAAACAGACGGCACAATAGTTTCAACAGTCGCAGACGGTCAAATTGATAATATCTCAACTGACATTACGCTGATTGGTAAGAACTATAGTGGCTTCGGCGAAGTACTTAATGAAAACTTTATTAAAATACTTGAAAACTTTTCAAACGTAACTGCACCAACTGCTCCAATTAAAGGGCAAATTTGGTTTGATGCATCTGAATCAAAACTAAAAGTATATAGCGGAACAGCATTTGTTCCTGTAAGTTCTGCAACAATTGCTAACACACAACCAGCTACACTAGGTGTAGGTGACTTGTGGTTTAACGACATTGCTAAACAGCTATATTTCTTTGATGGTACAAGTACAATCTTACTAGGCCCAGCATATTCTGATGCACAAGGAGTAAGTGGTATTGTTGTAACAAGCATACTTGATACGCTAAACCAAACTCGTGTTATTTCGTCATTATATAATAATGGTATTTTGTTAGGTATATTTGCTAAAGATACGTTTACTCCTAAAAATGATATTGATGGATTTAGCGGAGCAATCATTCCAGGATTTAACCAAGGTACACTAGCAGGAATTAAATTTGATGTTACTTGTACAAACTCTGAAAAGTTAGCCAACGTTGATTCTACAAACTATGTTAGAAAAGACACTGCTAACTCTTTAACTAATACACTTAGAATTGAAAGTGATTTAGGACTAGTTGTAGGATCTGCATCACAAGCTAACTTGTCAGTTGACAACGGTAACGTTAAACTATCAAACGCTGCTGAAAATAAATTATTGATTTTAGATGTAAGAAAAGGCATTTCGCAAGAGATTGCAATAAAAATTGATCCAGCTAATAGACAGATTGATTTATACGAAGGTGCTATAGATAGTGCTGTTAAACTTGGTGGAGAGTTAGAAGTTGCAGGCGATGTTACTATTAGAGGAAGTTTAGTTATTAATGATGGCGATCTTGCTACAATTAGACAAACCGAACTAGTAGTTGAAGACAAATACATTGTACTAGCACAAACAGGCGACAGTGGATCTAATTCAGATGAGATTGCTGACGGTGGAGGTTTAGTATTAAAAGGCACAACAGACAAAGTGTTGATGTACTCAAAAGACGGCCTTGGAGCAACAGCAGAATATCCAGCACTAGCATCACAAGCATGGACAAGTTCAGAACATGTAAACCTTGCAACAGGTAAAGAATTTAAAATTAACGGCGTTACAGTACTAAGCGGAAATTCATTAGGTACTGGTATTACAGCTATTCCAGGTGTTACTAGCTTTGGTGCGCAAAACGTTGTTAACGTTGGCCCTGGGCTACCACCTGTAGCGCAGATGAGACTTGAAGATAATAAAATTTCAACTCTTGCTAATAACGACAACTTAGAAATAGAACCAAATGGCACAGGTAACGTTGCATTAATTGGATCTCCTAAAATTACAGGAATGTTAGATCCAACTAATCCGCAAGATGCCGCAACAAAAGAATATGTAGACGATATTGCTGAAACTAGATCACTAGCATTTAGCATGGACTTATCAGATGGTAAACCAAACAGTTATATTGCATCAGAAATTTTGACAAACTTAGCACCACCAGCAGAGTATAGAACTGGTACAATAGCAAGAATCTTAGCAACACTTTTAAGTAACTCAACAGTTTCGGTTAATTTAAATCCGTTATTAGATCAAGCCACAGCTACATTTAATACTCCGACAGGTACAGCACCAGGAGTGGTAAATGTGTCGCTTGATACTGCAAGTATTCCAGCAGCAGGTATTACAACATCTAGAATTATTAAAACGTTCCAGTTGTTAGGTGGTAATTGGCAACATCTTAACGATCAGGTGCTACCATAATATGAAAATAGGAGCGTTCTAAATGGCTTATGTAATTAATAAAACCGACGGTACTCAATTAGTTGTACTACAAGATGCAGCAGTTGATTCAACAACAAGTTTATCGTTTGTTGGTAGAAACTACGTTGGATACGGTGAAATTCAAAATGAAAACTTTTTATTCCTTTTAGAGAATTTTGCAAACCGTTCAGCTCCTGCTACACCTATTGTAGGGCAATGTTGGTTTGACTCAATATTAAATATTCTAAAGATTTACAATGGTGCAGACTGGGTAGAAGTAGGTGCAGCATCAGTAGGTGCAACATCGCCAACAACACCAGCAACAGGATCTTTTTGGTTAAAAAGTGCGCCAACAGCACTAACACCAGCAATACCATCACTACATGTTTATAACGGCATTGAATGGATTAAAATAGGTCCAGAGAGTGCAGAAGGATTTCTTGAAACTAGAGCTAAATCTACGTCATTAGTATCAGACGCAGGAGCAACATATCCAGTTATACAGCTCGTTGTTAATGATATTGTAATAGGAATAGTAACATCAAGTCCATTTACAATTGCATCATCAAATGCAGTTCCAGGATTTACCGATTTAATTGCAGGTATTAACCTAGCAGCAACTACAAAGGTAATGGCCACACTACAAGGTGTTGCTGACAAGGCAGTAAGACTAGAACATCCAGTACTAGTTAATGGTGTTACTTTTGACGGATCGTCAGACCTTACAGTTAGAGCGCAAACACCTCACAGTCTACAAGCAGGCGGGTACCTTACAGGTACAGACTTTGATGGTGGAAGTACTTTATCTTGGGCAGTTGATGCATCTAGTTTAAATCAAATTGGAAAAATTGTAGCAAGAGACAGTTCGGGTAATTTTGCAGCAGGAACAATTACTGCAAACTTAACAGGTGACGTTGCAGGTGACGTTGCAGGTGCAACAGCAAGTTTTACAGGTGATGTTACAGCAGCAAGATTTATAGGAGCATCTCTTTCAGGAACAGCAGCCGCAGCACAGCGTCTATCAACAGCAAGAAATATTAACGGTGTTGGGTTTGACGGAACAACTGACATTACAGTTACATCTGATGCTAATACACTAACAGGTACTAATTTACATAATACTGTAATTTCATCTGCATTAACAAGTGTAGGTACATTAACAACACTTAACACTGCTGGAAATATTACAATTAATGGAAATTTAGTGCTTGACGGTACAGTTAATGCTACTGAAATAAAAGCAACTAACCAAATTAGTTTAGCTGCAACAGAAGGTGTAGATTATCAATTAAATTTATACGGACCAACAAGATCACCTAGTTTAAATGCAGGATTTATTCCAAGCAATGATGTAAATTTAGATCTTGGATCTAGTGCATTACGTTTTAAGAATACATACTCACAAAACTTTACAGGTAACTTGACTGGTAATGTTACAGGTAATGCAACTACTGCAACTACTGCAACAAACGTTGCTGGCGGAGCAGGCGGAACAATGCCGTATCAAACTGCTGCAGGAACAACGGCTCATATACCATCAGGCGTTGCAGGTCAGTTATTAAAATCAACTGGATCAGGGCAGCCGGTATGGGATACTATTACATTTTCAACACTAACAGCTGGTAGTTATATTACAGGGTTAGCATATGACGGTATTACTAGCACCTCATTTAATGTAGATGCAACAACTGCAAACACAGCAAATAAAGTAGTTGCTCGTGATGCAAGTGGTAACTTTAGTGCTGGTACAATTACTGCAAACTTAACAGGTAATGCAACTACAGCAACTACAGCAACTACAGCAATTACAGCAACGTCGGCGACTACTGCAACTAATGCAACTAATGCAACTAATGCATCTTATGCAGTTACTCAAGCAACAGCAGATAGTTCAACATTAATTGCTACAACAGCATTTGTACAAAACGTTGTTAACACTACAATTAAAAGAACTATGACAATTAGTTCACCAGCTCCAAATACTAGCTCACCTGATGCACAATATGCTGATCTTATTCAAGCATATCTACCAGCAAGTACAGCAAGTGGACAGACATTTGAATTAATTATTAACAACATTTATGCAGGGAGTTCAAGTAGCTTTAGCGCAGGAAGATGGATCTTAGCATATCGTTGGGCCACTGCAAGTGTATCAACTAGTACTTCGATTTATAATAGTAGTACAGGATATAAATTGATTTATCAATCCAATGGTAGTACTTGGGCATATACAGGAACCTGGAGTACGATTTAATGGCACAGGTATCGTTGATACCGAACTATTGTAAAAATGTTGATGAAATAGTAAGGTTAGTAGAGGCAAACGAAGAAAGTTTTTTTGTAAGAGAACAAGGCGCAGAGTTTAATTTTGTTACTGCATACGGCGAAAGTAAACTAAAAAGTATGTTCCGTTGGAACATGCCAAACGAATTAAAGGAGTTGATAAATGAATCAATTCCAGAAGAAGATAAGACTTGTGATAGTTTTTGTATAAACAAATACGATCCAGGCGATTATTTAAAAAGGCACCGAGATAGTGCAGGCGGGTATTGGAAGTTTAAACTAATATTTTTAAGAGCTGATGCTCCGCACTTTTGTTGGTACGATGAAGAAGGTAACAGTAATTTAGTTGACGAAACACCTGGAATGTTTATTGATATGCCAGTTAATTTAGAACACGAAGTTACTAAAATAGAACAAAATGAAAGACCTAAGATAAGTCTTGCATTAAGTTGGGGAAGAACTAGATGAGCAAACAAATTATAATTTTTAACACTGATCGATCACAAGTGATCTCAGCACAAGACTACGACAGCGAGTTTTCGGAAAGACTTACTGAAGGCGGAGTGCCGCATAAAACAATAGACATTGATACTGAAAATGAATATTGGTGGGGCGACTATGCTAGTGGCGGTGTAAGATCGTTAAATGATGTGCCGTTAATTGAAGAAGTTGCTATTGAAGAAGTTATCAATAAACAAATTCTTGTAAAATATCCTGTTCACAAGCAATTAAATATTATTGCAACTTGTTTAGAAGCAGCTGGAATTCCGCTTACAAGCGAGTTTACTGAAATGCGTGAATATATTAATCAAAAATCAGTAAATTACAATTCTGCACTACAAACATATAAAGATAACCCAAGTGTATACAGTTTTTACCCTAAGCCTGTAGCACCAGAAGAAGAGTAAAGGTTGATAAATACAACTACAAACTAGGAAGATAAAGCACAATGGCATACCAAGTAGATAAATTTAACGGAACTTTTTTAACGTCAGTCGAAGACGGAACTATCGATACCAGTACGGATTTACGCTTCGTTGGTAAAAATTATGCAGGTTATGGCGAAGTACAGAACGAAAACTTCTTACATTTGTTAGAAAACTTTGCAAATACTACTGCTCCACCAAAAGCAGTTTTAGGCCAAATCTGGTTTGATAGTGCTTCTTTAAGACTTAAATTTTATGATGGAACAAAATGGAAAACAGCAAACGGTGCTGAAGTTGCATCAGTTGCTCCGTCAGGACTAGCAGTAGGTGAAATTTGGTGGGATACATCAGCAAAGCAGTTATATGCATGGTCAGGCGGCGAGTTTGTATTAGTAGGTCCAGAAGCATCTCCAGACTTAGGTGCTAGTGGTGCAATTGCACAAGTTGTTAAAGACACAGGCAACACTAACCATTCTATTTTAAAAATTAATTCAGGTGGAAAAACTGTTTCAATTGTTTCACAAACAGAATTTACACTAAACAGTTCAATTAACCCAATTGATGACTTTACATTAATCAAGAAAGGTATTACTATGGCAAAAGCAGATGCCAATGGTATTACCACAGATGATTATGTTTATTGGGGAACATCATCAAATGCATTAAAGCTAGGCGGAGTTGCCGCAACAGAATACTTACAAAAAGGTAGCATTACCTTTAACCAAGAAATTAATTTCCAAGATGCAGGTTATAGAGTTGGTGACCAAAGTGACTTTAGACTTAGAGTTGAAAACGATGATGAAATTGTTTTAGAGAGTGTACTTGGTAACCCTGTTAAATTTATTATTAACGATAGCGGAACAACAAGAAAAAATGTTATGACGTTAGCGTCAACAGGATTATTGCCTGGCGTAACAAGTTCATACACACTTGGTTCAGCTTCATTAAAATGGTCAGCAGTACATGCTGATACATTTACAGGAGCATTTACAGGACCACTTACAGGTAATATAAATGGTAATACTCAAGGTAGCTTACTTGCAACAGATTCAACCATTATGGTTAATGGTATAACAAAAACTATTGGTTACACAGGAGCTTCATTATACGGAACACTATTTGGATCAGTACAAGGTAACTTAACAGGTACTGCATCTGATGCAAGTGCGTTAAACGGTATTACTCCATCTATTCCAGTTCCTGCATCAGGAAACAGTATTGCAGTTAGAGATGCTACAGGTACAATTTACGCTACTACGTTTAACGGCACAGCAAGTAAAGCAGACAGAATTAAAATCGACGACACAGCTACAGATTCAGATCCAAACTATAAAACAGCTAAGACTACTGCAACAGCAAATAGTATTGCAGCAAGAAATAGTTCAGGAGACTTAATTGCTAATCTATTCCAAGGTACTGCAACAGCAGCACGTTATGCTGATCTTGCAGAAAAATATTTAACTGATGATGAATACGAAGCAGGAACAGTTGTATCAGTAGGTGGCGAAGAAGAAGTTACACAATGTAAAGATGGCGATAGAGCGTTAGGTGTTATTTCAGCACAACCTGCATACATGATGAATGCATGGCTAGAAGGCGGTCAGTACATTGCACTTAAAGGTAGAGTTCCGGTTAAAGTAATTGGAGCTGTCGCTAAAGGTAATAAACTAGTTGCAGCCGCTGACGGGTATGCAAAAGTTGCTCAAGCACTTGACCCTGATGTGTTTGCAATTGCGTTAGAGTCTAATTCAAATTCAGGAACAAAAGTTATTGAAGCGGTAGTATTATAATGGCTACAACCGGCGCACAAATATTATCTACAGACCTAAACACGTTAAGAAACAAAGTTTCTGACGTAATTGGTAGTGGCACCGGCACATTCGGATACGGCCAAACTGTAAACAGCTCAACAGTTATTTCAGGGCAAACAGTTTTAAAGTCTCACTTTGATGCAATTAGGTTTGACATTGTTAATGCATATTTTCATCAAAACGGTTTAGTTCCAGCAGCAACAATTGCACAAATTGGTGATCCTATTTCAGCAGGAGCAAGTGATCCGTTTAATGGGTACAATGCTCTTGCAGATGAAATTAGAAGTGATAGATTTGATTGCGATCCTGGTCTACTAACAGTTACTCCAAAAGCTACTACAACTTACACATCAGCATGGAGTAGTGCTGCTGAACATGTGGTTACTATGACATTTGCCAATGCAGACGATGCAAGGCATTTTTGGAATTCAGGAAGCAGACTTAGAATTACAGCAAACAGAGCGTTTGGATCTGCAACACAACAAAATGGTGCATGGACAGATTTGTTATCAGCAGCTGGTTCACAAACGTTTGGCGGCAGATTACCTACACCTTTAGCTCACACATACATGCTGACTAACACATATCAGCAACTTTATACGTTAGCTGCAAGTACACCTTATTCAAACAACGAATACAAAATTTTAGGCAAATGTGATGTTGCTAGTAATGCAGCTGGAACAGCTAGAATCTTTGATTTTAAAGTTTTATTATCAGACAACTATACAGATCCAGGAGCACCAGCTCCAGGAGATTCAGTAGACGGCACTCTTTCTATTACTGTAGAAGAATTAAAAGCTACAGGAACAATATTGCCTGCTAATACTGCATTTTCTATCACATCGCCAGCATACACAGCCGCCGCGATCAGTGCTTCTTAGTTGCTGGTACAATAAATACTGTTGAGGAAAACATATGTCCGGCATCGGCGATAAAATTGATAAAAACGAATACAACAACCTAGTAGAAATCATGAATCTCTACATAGGGAATTCTACGAACACATCCTCTCATGCATATGCAAGAAATGGATATGGCCAAGCTATTAATGCACTAGGCGTTAGTGAATCAGATAAAATTACTATTGAACAATATGGTAGAGTTATTACAGACCTGTATAACTGGTATCGACATATTTACGGTTCAAATCCTCCATCTAACTACGGTGGCTGGCCAAATAACGTTGGCCTTAATAAAATCATTGATAGTAGCAACAGTACAGATGACGCTGGTCCTTCACGTCCGTTTAATAGATGGTCTCAGCTTCTAGTGCCACTACAAAACAATAAAAACATTGTTCCACCAGCAGCAGTTGCAACTACTACTAACCATAGTAATGTTTCGTATGCAGGTACGTGGGCAGGTTCTGCAACATGTGTTGTTAGTGTGTCATGGCCTACTGCACAACAAGCAAGACACTTTTTTAACAGTGGCGGCCAAATACAATTTACATCAGCATTAACTGCAACTTCTGGGTCAGCTCAAGATGCATCGTGGGCAAGTTTATTATCAGTAGCAGGCACACAGAGCTTTGGTGGCCAAACGCCGGCAACTGGCGGAACTCCCGCAGACGGATATAATTGGTTTAGATGCCAATCTACATATCAACAACCGTTTTATACTGCAACAGCATCTTCACCATACACAGCAAACTACTATAGAATATATGCAAGAACTCCAGGGGTTACTAATTCACTCGGAACTGCTTCGAGTATAGAATTTACGTTATTCTTTAATGACGGACACGTTGGATTAGGTGGCCCTCCAGCTCAAGGATCAGTAGGTAGTAATACATACGGTCCGGACGTAGTTGGTCCTGCATCACTCCAAGTTGCTACAACCTCAAGAAAAGCCTCTGGATTTATTAGCTTATACCCGTCAGGCAGCACAGGGTTTAACATTACAACCCCAACTGTAAGCGTCGGAGCAATCACAGTCAGTTAACTTAGTCCACAGCTATACAGCGCATAAATATTATAAGTGCTACTATAACTCGGAGGCTACATGCAAGAACAACTAAAACAAGCATTAGATTTTTCAAAATACAGAGAAACTTTTGCAATTCAACGTAAAACCCTAAAAGAAAAAATTGATGCTAGATTAACCTATGGCATTAATGGCGGAATCTTTAAAATTAATAGAGAACTGATTAACTTTGTTCAAATGCTTATTGGAGCAGAACGAACTGAAGGCGTAGTTCTACTTGACGTTAACAACAATCCTATTCTAATTGATAATTTAGTAGAATTTAAAGATGAAATTTTAGATAGATACATGACATCAACTCTAGAATACTACGAAGAATATCAAAAACTTAAAAAAAGCAGATCAGTTGAAAGTTTAATTGCGGATTAATATGGATAACGGAATTGTAATATTTGCGCATAATAATCGACAGATGGATTATGCTAAAATGGCAGTAGTAGCGGGTGGCCTTGCTAAAAAACATCTCGGCTATCCGGTATCATTAGTAACTGATGACTCTACAGTTGACTATATGAAAACATCTGAGACTTATAAAAACGCTAACAACGTGTTTGACAGCATTATTTTAGTTGATCGTCCGCCCCAATTACAGCAAAGAACTTTCCATGATGGCAAAGAGTTTGAAGTAGCACCTTTTAATAACTCTAATAGGCCTAATGTTTGGGATATTACTCCTTATGAAAGAACACTTATGATTGATTGTGATTATTTAGTGTTCTCAGATACGTTAAACAACTATTGGGATGTTGATCAAGATATACTTATATCACACAAGTATAACGATATCATTGGACAAAGCAGAACAGGCTACCACGATACATACGTTTCGGATACTGGCGTTAAGTTATTATGGGCAACTACTGTAATGTTTACAAAAAACGATCAAACTAAAATATTTTTTAGACTAGTACAGTATATTAAAGACAATTACAAGTTTTTTGCAGACACATATAGGTTTGATTCTAGAATGTATAGGAATGATATCAGTTTTGCAATTGCTAATCATATTTTAAATGGTTTCCAAGACCAAGAAGAATACACATTACCACCAGTATTCTCAACTGTAGACAAAGACATACTAGTTGATGTTAAGAATTCTACTTTACAATTTTTAAGTTCACCTACATTAGGTGAAAACTACTTAGCAGTATCATCAAAAGGCAACGATATTCATATTATGAATAAGAAAAGTCTAGAACGTAATGTTGATAAACTAATGGAGTTGATATGAACTTTGGATATTTAATTGTTGTTGCTACATCAGCAGAACATAACTATGCACAACTAGCATATGCACTTGCATTAAGTATTAAAAATACGCAAAAGCCTGGCTATGACAAAGTTGCCTTAGTGATTGATGATAAAAGCCAAATTGAAAACTTTAATTCGCCTTGGGTATTTGATGAAATTATCGAGTGGGATAAAAAAGGACACTGGGACGGCCGATCATATATGGACGAATTAAGTCCTTGGGAACACACAGTGTGTTTAGATGCAGATATGCTATTTTTTAGAGATTATAGCCATTGGATTGACTATTTTATTAAGAATTCTGAATTATATATTGCTAACACTGCGTATACTTACAGGGGAGAACTAGTAACTAGTGACATATATAGAAGAACATTTACTAAAAATTCTCTTCCAAACTTGTATTCTTTCTTTACATTCTTTAAAAAAGATAGTATACTAGCAGCAGAGTTCTTTATGCTGCAACGTTCAATAATGGATAATCCAAACGAATATATAAACATGTTTTTAAAAGAACATACTCCTAAAGTTATAGGAACAGACGAAGCGTTTTCTATTGCTGCAAAGATTTTAGATATTACAGACGAAATTGCGTACCCTATGCAGTTTCCAAGAGTAGTACATCTAAAAGGCGGAGTACAAAATTGGCCATGGCCGGCAAACAAAGCAACAGATCATGTGGGATATTATTTAAATGACAAGGGTAAACTTAAAATAGGAAGTTATCAGCAAAACGATATTGTACATTATGTTGAAAAAGACAAGGTTACATTAGAAACAATTAATGTATTAGAGGAGTTAGTATGGAAGAGTTAGAAGAATTTATGCCGGACTTTGACGAATGGCTTAAAAACTATGTAGAACCAGAAAGAAAATTTGGTGCAGCATTTGAACCTGATACAGGACAGTTAGTTTGTGTAGGACCGTTTGTAGCAGTACAATTAGAGTACGAACACATTACAGAAATTGATGAAGATATTGCTGTTAAAATTATTGATGGCGAAATTAAAATTTCAAATTGTTTCTTTGACACTAACGAAGGAAAGTTTGAGATTACTGAAGAAAAAGTTCTTAATAAAATTGATGACGTATTACATAGAATTGTTGACAAGCGTTGGACAGACGATTGTAAACCCGATATCTATCTTACATATAATAAAGACGCAAAAACTCTTAAGGTAGAGCTTAGTGAAGAATTTAATGGAACTAAAGTACTAGATAATGAATGGCAGCCAGCTGGAAAACGTAAAATGTTTTGGTCTGGAGAAACTATTTTATCTTTTACAGTCGCTGACTATAATGATCCTCATTTTCCACAACAAATGTTTGATGTTAAACTTGAAGACCTAAATGAAAAATTTGTTGTAATTAACGATGTTGATATTACAGGAAAGTTTAGTATCTTTACTAGAAGATTATTTAAGAACTATGTGCTAGAGGAGATTTAAATGCGAGTAGTCGAGTTTGACATATTCTTTTTAAGCTACGATGAACCGTTTGCTGATTTACACTATGCAGATTTATGTAATAAAGTTCCGTGGGCAAAGCGTGTACATGGTGTAAAAGGTAGCGATGCAGCACACAAAGCAGCAGCAAAACAAAGCGAAACTGATTGGTTTATAACTGTTGATGCTGATAATATTATATATCCTGAATTTTTAAATCTTGATCTTGATATGTCAAATGCAGAAATTCAAGTATATAGTTGGTGTGGAAAAAACACAATTAACGGATTAAGATACGGCAATGGTGGATTAAAACTTTGGAATACTGAGCATGTTTTAAATATGAAAACACATGAACATGCAGATAGCGAACGTGCCCAAGTAGATTTTTGTTGGGAGACCGGCTATCGTAATTTTCCAGTTACATACAGTGATACAAAGATTAATAGTAATCCCTATCATGCTTGGCGTGCAGGGTTTCGAGAAGGTGTCAAGATGACATTGTTTGATGGATTAAAAGTTCCTCCTATGGAAATTAAAGATAGGATATGGTGGCATAATATTCACAGACTTAGAATGTGGTCAACTGTAGGTTCGCATTGTGAAAACGGGTTAATGGCAATACTTGGTGCAAGACAAGGTACACATATGACTAACTGTACAGATTGGGATCATATTGAAGTTAGAGACTTTGAACTGTTAGGTGATATCTATAAAGAAAAAGCAGAATGCTATGCTCAAGATAATGAAGCCTGTATACAAGAAATAAAACGATTAGGTAATGAAATTAAAGTTAACTTAGGACTCGATTGGGTTTGGCTAGAACCAGACACAAGTAAGTATATGCTTGAACTATATGACGAGTCATTAAATTTAGGACAAACGTACTACAGTAAAAAATATGTATGATATCTTTTTTGTTAGTCTTGGAAAAATAAATGATAGTGCTTGGAGTAAATTCAAAGCACGATTTCCTAACGCACAAAAAATAGATAACTGTGATAGCTTTTCAGTAGTAAACAATAAGTCGTTAACAAAAAACTTTTGGGTAGTTTGGGATTATTTAGAAGTTGCAGATAGTTTTGATCTAACATACAGAGTTACTGAATGGGATAACCAATACATTCATATTTTTAAAAACGGTATGCATTATGACGGAATTTGTTTGTTTCCAAAAAATACAGACATCTCTCGCAACGAATGGAAATACAGATTTTTTACTAACAAAAAAGAAATAGATGTTGTTGCAAGTACACCTGTTGATTATAATATAGTAGCATGTAGTACGTATGAAGAGTTATTAGAAGGCCAGAAAAATAGCACATCAGATTATATATGGGCAGTTCCGTCTGATGTAAATGTTTTAAATTTTCCTACGTATCAAGTACCAACATGGGAAAAAGATACTGTACATATTTTTAAAAACGCAACGACCTATGACGGTGTGTTTATTTGTCATAAAAATAATGTAGTATCAAAAAGAGAGTTTGAGCATAGGTTTTTTATTAACAAAAAAGAAATAGATATTATTGTAAGTAATCCTACTCCGTTTGAAATGTATCAATTAGAGTCATATCAAGATTATGTAAATGCATTATCTTCTTGCAAACTTGATATGTTTTGGGGTGTGTACACTAATCTAAATGTTAATTTTAATTTTGATTATTACATTCCTAAATATGATAGCTATCATAGAAAACTTACACACGTATTTCTAAATGGAATTCACTATGACGGTGTTGTACTATTTTCAAAAGAGCGTCCAGTTACAGAGCGTGAATTTAATTCTAGATTCTATACAAACAAAAAAGATGTAAATGTTATTTCAAGTACTCCAGAGTTGTTTGACATTGTTTTTATTAGTTACCAAGAACCTAATGCAGAAAAAACGTTTGCACAACTGCAAGATCATATTAGATCAGTTAACCCTAAGCTAAAATTAAAACGTGTACATGGTGTAAAAGGAATTCATCAAGCACACATTGCAGCAGCAAGGTTATGTAGTACAAATATGTTTTGGGTAGTAGATGGTGATTCTCAAATAGTATCTAATTTTAAATTTGATTACACAGTTCCGTATTGGGATCAAGATATGGTACATGTATGGAGAAGTAAAAATCCTGTTAACGACTTAGAATATGGTTATGGCGGCACAAAGTTATTACCAACTCAAGCAGTACTAGATATAACTGATACAACTACAGATATGACCACAAGCCTTTCTTCCAAGTTTAAACCAATGCCAGAAGTAAGTAACGTTAGTGTATTCAATACAGATCCTTATAGTACATGGAAAAGTGCATTTAGAGAATGTTGTAAATTAGCTAGTAGAGCCATTAACAGACAAGAACATTCTGAAACAGATGACCGCTTAGATGTTTGGACAACTGAAGGATACGAAAGACCATTTGGTAAGTTTGCAGTAGAAGGAGCAATTGCAGGCCGAAAGTACGGAATTGAAAATAGTAATAAGCCAGACAATTTACGTAAAATAAATGATTTTAATTGGCTACAGGAACAATTTGATGCAAGATAAAGATAGAATAGAACAGTTTATACCTATTATGGACGCATTAAGTCCTACGTTTTGTATGGCTAAATGGCACCACACAACTATATATTTAGGCACAGGTGAAACACACAGTTGTTATCATCCTGCTCCCCACAAGATCCCATTAGAAGAATTAAAAGATAATCCTAGTGCATTACATAATACAAAACAAAAGAAATCCGAACGTCAAGCAATGATGAACGGTGAAAAGCCAAGTGGTTGTCAATACTGCTGGAATGTTGAATGTATGGGCAAAGACTATATTAGTGACCGTAAAGAACGTAATGCAAGTATCTATACACCAGAACGTTTTGATGCTATTAAAGAAGATCCTATGGCAAACGTTAATCCGCAATATGTAGAAGTTAGTTTTGGTAATGAGTGTAATTTTAAATGCGGTTATTGCCATCCTAAGCATAGTAGTGCATATTATAAAGAGATTGAACAAAATGGTCCTTACAGTATGGTTAAGAATCATAGGAATGATATTGATTGGTTTGAAATACATAAAGACGAAGAAACCAATCCTTATGTAAAAGCATGGTGGGAATGGTGGCCTGAACTACGTAAGACATTAACTATTTTGCGTATTACTGGAGGCGAGCCTTTACTACAGCAAAGCACATGGCGTATGTTTGACGAGTTAGAAAAGAACCCATGTCCTAATTTAGAACTTAATATTAACACTAACTTAGGTGTTAAGCCAATTCTTATTGAACGTTTTACTGATAAAGTAAACAGTCTAGTAAGCAAAGGCTGTATTAAAGACTTTAAAATATTTACAAGTATGGACACTTGGGGTAAACAAGCAGAGTATATTAGAACAGGACTAGACTTGGAGTTATGGGAAAAGAACCTAGATACCTACATGACTAAGACCAATATGCCATTAACATTTATGATTACATTTAACATACTAACAGTAACTAATTTTAGTAAACTGTTAGAAAAGATTCTAGAATGGCGTGTAAAGTATAACAGTGATGATCAAACTAAATGGCAGCGTATTAGATTCGACTCACCATATTTAAAAGAGCCGTTGCAGTACGACATGAATATTTTGCCTAAAGACAAATTTATGCCTTACATGAAACAGCACTTACAGTATATTGTTGATCACCAAGATGATAAAGATAGACACAAGTTTAGTGAATTAGAATATGAAAAATTCCGTCGTGTTGTTGACTATATGGAAAGTACACATTATACTGTTGAAAAATTGACAGAAGGCCGCAGAGATTTTTATCAATGGTTTACTGAATACGATCGTAGACGTAATGTAAACTTTGTAGAAACATTCCCGGAGTTAGAGGAGTTTTACTTTGACTGCGCCGGCGTCTAAAACATTTTGCATATTGCCTTGGGTACATGTGTATGCCAACCCTGATGGTAACGTGTTACCTTGCTGTGTAGGCGATTATCGATTGCCGATGGGCAATATTCAAAACTCTACATTAGAACAAACGTTTAATAACGATAAGTTTAAGACTATGCGTAAGAACATGCTGCAAGGAAAAAGTTGCAAAGAGTGTTTGGCATGTTATCGTGACGAAGCTGACAACAATGATAGTTTTAGAAAATCATCAAATTTACAATTTGAAAAATATATTCCTAATGCACTAACCAACACAAATGATGACGGATCACTTGATGATTATAAATTAAGGTATTTAGACATTAGATGGAGTAACATCTGTAATTACAAATGTCGTTCATGCAGCGGCACATATTCATCTAGTTGGGCAAAAGAAGAAGGTAAGAAAAATGTGTTTACCTTTGCAGGCGGAACTTCTAATGACAATCTATACAATCAGTTTTTGCCACACTTTGATACTATAGAAGAATTTTATTTTGCAGGTGGCGAACCGTTACTAACAGATAAACATTATGACATTTTAGAATATCTTATTAAGCATAACAGAACTGATGTAAAGCTACGTTACAACACTAATGTTTCTGTATTAAAGTATAAAAATAAAAATATATTAGATTTGTGGAAACAGTTTAGTAATGTTTATATTGGCGCAAGTTTAGATCATTACGGTAGTCGTGCTGAATATATTAGAAACGGTACTGATTGGAAAAATGTAGAAACTAATATGAGAAAGATACGTACTGAAACTCCACATATTAGTTTACAAACTAACACTGTAGTATCGTTGTTTAATGTTTCTACACTACCAGAATTTATGCATTACCTTGTTGATAACGAGCTTGTTAATGATAATTATGATCCGCTCTTTTATAATATTTTAAATCCTGACTTTTATAGCTTTGATGTATTACCAGAAGAATTTAAAAAACAAACTGTAGAAAAATTATTAGAGTTTAACAACGAACAGAAAAATGTAAACTTGCAACCTGTAATTAACGGGTTAACATCTGCTACATACAAACCAAACCTTGTAAGTACGTTTTTACAAAAAACAGAACACTATGATATAATAAGAAATGAAAATTTTAATAAAACATTTCCAGAACTAGTAGGATTATTTCAATGATGCATTTTTACTTTGATACTCTTGACGAAGAAACTTCAAATTTAGATTATCTATCAACTACTCCTAAAACAGATTTTTACTTAACGTCTAACGGTACAGTTATTAAACAGACTTTGCGTAAAATGAAAAGACCTGTTTCAGAATTAGTTAATTGCGAACACACCCCTGGCATATATTATATTGACGTTAATGGTGATCCTTGTTGGTGGACTGGGTTGTCAAGTGTGCATAACGGCCCAACTGATATTTTTACTAACTTACCTGAACATATAGTTGATTATGTTAAGAGAGGCAAACTTAGACTAGTAATAGGTGCTGATAAAGAAGGCGGTCCGTTTCAGCATAAAGCACTCGGTGACGGGTTTGCAGCAATTACTAAATCAGCAATTGCAAGGGGATTGCCGCCACTGTCAGTCTATATTATGCAAGGTAGTCAGCTAGTAGTACAGCACTACGAAGAATGGTTAGAAACTAGTGGAAGTGTGAGAATGTTTGAAGTAGCATATTCTAATCACTTTTTAAAAATATTCTTAGACGGAAATTTACCTTATAAGCCTCTAATCCAAGCTGCTATGTATGTAGACAATGCTAAATCGTTTAACAGTCTTAATAGAGTGCATAGACCTCACAGAGCTGCACATGTAACAGACTTAGGAATTAAAGGCCTACTTGACGAAGGTATTGTAAGTTGCAACGAAGTAAAAGAAGGCGAGGATCTAAGAGCTGAAGAATTAATAGGCAAAGAAAACTACGCAAGACATCATGAGTTTACTCCTAGGTTTATAGACGGAGACTGGAGCACAAACAATGCAGCAAACTCGTATAACGCAACAGTATATTCTGATACACTGTTAACAGTAGTAACTGAAACAATTTATTTTGATAATAGCGTATTTTTAACTGAAAAATTATTCAAACCTATTACAATGGGACATCCGTTTATAGTTCTTGGATCTAGAGGAACACTTGCAGGATTGCGATCTTTAGGGTTTAGAACAGATTTTAATTTGTTTAGTAAGCCCTATGATTTAATAGTTGACCCGATTGAGCGATTTCGTACTGTACAACAAAATTTAATTGAATGGATTGGTCTTAGTAAACAAACAAAAGTAAACAGATTGCTAAAAGCATTTCCTGCTGTTCAACACAACTTTACCCATGCAAGAATGAAAGACTTTTATACAGATGCTATTGTAGCTTGTACTGATTCAGCGGAGAAATACTTTGAAAAACTTTAGTGATTATAAACGTTGCTTTACATTTGGGTGTAGCATAACTAGATATAGATGGCCAACTTGGTCAGATATAATTAAACAAGAAATTCCTTCTACTTATAATTTTGCACAAAGCGGCGCAGGCAATTTGTTTATTGCTAATAGTATAACTGAAGCAAATTTACGTTATGAATTTAATAAAGATGATCTTGTAATTGTAATGTGGAGTTCAATATCAAGAGAAGATAGGTACCTTGACAATACTTGGATAACTCCTGGTAACATTACATCTCAAAATTTTTATAGTGCCGAGTGGGTTGACAAATGGTATGATGCTAGATTTTATTTACTACGAGATCTTGCATTAATTGAATCTACTAGACAAGCTATGAAAGCTATTAATACAAATTTTCATATGTGGACTATGACAAAATTACCTATAGTTCCTGCAGATCAATATAAGCAATCAAAGCCAGACACTGACATTCAAGAACTATATAAACACACTATTGCTGATTTAAAGCCTAGTATAGTTGATACTATCTATCATGGCCAATGGCCAGTAACTCCAATTAAAGGACACGGAAAACATAGTCAGACTGCTGACTATCATCCTACACCTAAAGGACATGTAAAATACATAGAAAAAATGCTACCTACTCATCGTGTTACTTCTAACATGACAGAATATGCACATCAATCTGAAATGAAAGTGCGTGAAGCAAAATCTTTTAAAGACTTAGAAACTTGGTGGAATGAACACAATAACAAGCAAAGTAGATTATAATGGCCTGTTTAAATTCTAAAGATTTATTTTATCTACAAACATACAATTCAAATAATCCTAATAAGATTCCGATGGATAGTAATCCTGCTGAAAATGCAAAACTAAAACTTAACTTAGATTACGTGTATATACAATTTTCTGGCCCAAACAGTTTTGAATGTTATCCGTTAGATACTATTTTAGATCAACACACTATTCATGAATTGCAGATTAACAATATATATTTGGTGTTAGATAACTCGTTAGAATACTTCTACGAAAGTGTAGATGCAATATACAAACACATAGTTAATAAGTACAACATTCCAGCAAGTCAAGTTGTATTCTTGTCAGGTGTGCCAACTATGTTACGCTATACACTAAGCTATTGTAAAAAGAATAATGCTGAACAAATTAAAATTATGTGGTATAGCTTGTTTGAAACAACCGGTAAAGATACTATACGACAACGAAACGCTCTACCAACGTTAGAAAAGAAACGTAAGTATACTAAAAAGTTTCTTAATTTAAATAGAAGATGGAGATTGCATCGTCCTTTATTAGTTACAATGCTATATGATAGAGGATTATTAGATGAAGGGTATGTTAGCCTAGCACCATCAGATGATCGTAGAGAGTGGAAACAAATATGGAATTGGTTAAGTAAAAAACATTATGGCCACAAAGAAATTACTAAGATATTAAAAAGATCTGAAGGAGTGCAGCAGTTGCCTCCTATGTATCTTGATGAGAAAGATTTAGTTACTAATAGAGCAGAACACCAACCTTCAATTGAATCTTACTATCAAGAAACATTTTTTAGTGTAGTTAGTGAAACTACATTTTATGAAAACGTGCCATTTCTAAGCGAAAAAATATTTAAAACTATTGCTATGGGTCATCCGTTTATACTTGTAGGTTCACCAAATACGTTACAGTATCTTAAAAAATTAGGATATAAAACGTTTGCTCCGCACATTAACGAGCATTACGATTCGATAGAAGATCATGGTGATAGAGCTATTGCTATTGTAGATGAAATTGAACGAATATGCAAATTAAATAAAATTGAATGGCGAGAATGGATGTCCAAAGTACGCCCAATTGCAGAGCATAATTACAAGGTATTATACCGTAGACAACAGCTTATAAAGCCTATGAATTAGGTGCCTAAGACGTATTTTAAGCGTCATACAGCGTGTTTAACATGTACTACTAACACTTAACGCTCTCTGCTTAAAACCAGGCTTAAACGGTCTTTTAAGTATATTTTGTAAATATATACAGTTATTTGAAAAGGAAAAATGTAATGAAAATTGGATTCATAGGACTAGGCAAATTGGGGTTACCATGCGCTGAAGCTATTGCTCAAAAAGGACATAACGTTTCTGGATATGATACTAGAGAAGTTACAAGTAATTTAGTAACAGTACATTCGTCAATATCAACAATGGTTAAAGATCGAGATATTGTTTTTGTAGCAGTACCTACACCTCATGATCCTTCATATGATGGTAGAGCACCAACAGCACATTTGGAACCTAAAGATTTTAGTTATGACATTGTAATAGATGTACTAAAAGAAGCAAACGCTAATATGAGCAAAGACCAATTACTAGTCCTTATTAGCACAGTACTACCAGGAACAACAAGAGAAGAATTTGTACCTTTAATACATAACACACGGTTTGTATACAACCCATACTTAATTGCAATGGGTACTGTTGCACACGACATGGTCAATCCAGAGATGGTAATGATTGGTACAGAAGATGGTAGTGAAACCGGTGATGCCAAACAACTTGTAGACTTCTATAAAACAATTATGGAAAACAATCCAAGATACGAAATTGGCACCTGGGATGAATGCGAGTGTATCAAAGTTTTTTATAATACATTTATTAGCACGAAACTTGGACTTGTTAATATGATTCAAGATGTTGCTGAAAAGCAAGGACACATTAATGTAGATGTTGTTACAGATGCGTTAGCTAACAGTACACAACGTATTATGGGACCTAGTTATATGAAAGCAGGACTAGGCGATGGCGGTGGATGTCATCCACGTGACAATATTGCACTGCGCTACATGGCAGACAAATTAGATTTGGGCTATGATATTTTTGATGCTATTATGAATGCTAGAGAAATACAAGCAAAGAATATGGCACAGGTATTAATTGACAACGCTACGCAGTACGATCTTCCTATCTTACTTAACGGTATTGCTTATAAGCCTGGAGTTCCGTATGTTGATGGCAGTTATGCACTACTAGTAGGACATTATTGTAACGAAGCAGGATTTCCGCCAATTCAAATTGATCCGTTAGCATTTGAACCAAACAATAGAACATACAGTGCTGTTGTTCTTATGTCTCATCCTGAGCTGTATGTATCGTTAAATGACGATAGTGTTGTAGTTGATCCGTGGAGAGAATACAAATCTAATAGACATAAAGTAATTCATTACGGTAATACTAGAACATAAAAAAAAGCTAGTATTTCTACTAGCTCTTTAATTTGAGAAACTACAATAGTTTATTTGTTCGATCTTGAATCTCTTTCTTAAGAAGATCTATATTAATTTTAAAATCTACCTTCTTTATAGAATCTTTATATTCATTCATTGTTTGTAGCAATTTTTTTGCTACAGAATCTGGGTCATCTTGAACAAGATGTTCTTTGATGTTAATCTCCCAAATCCTTCCATCATTAAATTCTAATAGCATTGCATCCAAATACGCAACGGGCATAGTATTCATATAGAGGTCGTCGAACACTTCTGGCCATTCCTTGACCAGATGCTTCGGTGGACGAAAGTACTGTTTGCTAGACACTCTCAGACACTTTAGTTGCCGTCTTAGCTTTACGCTTAGTTGGAACTAGGTCTTCTGCTTGGCGTCTTAATTCAGCAGCTTCTTTGCTGAGTCTATCAGCTTGTGATCTAAATGACTTAGCAAGATCATCATCACTCAATACACCGTTATCTGATGCTTGTGTAACTGGAGCAGCTTCTGCAATTGGAGCAGCTTTCTTAGGCTCTAGACTATTGTCTCTTTGAGCTTTTGGAGCACCGCTTACAAATGTATGCAAGTCGTCAATAGCACAATTTTTTTGTTCAGCAATAAATCCATTTAATTCATTTAATTGAATTGCTTGAACAGACGTTGGTGTCATAGTAACGTTCGCTGTTGGAACTTTCTTAAGACGATTGTCTGCCTGCATTGCTTGAAGCATAGGACGTCCGTCTGGAAAAGAGTTTCTAAACATAAACTCACCTAGTTCAAACGCTTCTTGTGCTTGGTCTGTTTCGATAAGCTTCATTAAGCTATCGTGATAGTTATCAGGTAGTGTTGCTGTTTGCAATACTAGTGCGTTATCTGATTCTCCTGGAAGAGTTCTAAATACAACAGCAACATGGTCACCGGTATTAGTCATCTTTCCAACATGTTTAATATTTCTAGCCATTATCTGCTTCTCCTTGATCTTTCTGTTGTTGTGAAACAACGTGATCTAAAAACGTTGACAATTTATTAAATGCTTTACCTACTGCTTCAAGTTCTGCAGCTTTAAAAGCACCTCGTTGTGTTGCAACTTCAATAATGCTTTTTACAGCAGTTAAGTCACTAATGTTTAAGTCAGGTGCTGCTGGAGCATCTGCTTGGGGAGTAGGAACAGGACCACCAACTGGTGCTTCTGTAGCTACTGGGTCTTTTGTTTCTTCAGCCATTCTAGTTTCTCCTTAAGTATGGACAAGCTAACATAAAATACGTTAACTCTTTTTCTTCTTCAAACCCTACAAATGTAGATGTTTTGAATTGGTTACTACTAACGTTAGGGTATGCATTAATGCTAAACCTTCCGATAGTTTTTTCTTTGATCCAATCAATAATTTGATAATCATATCTTTCATTATCAGATATCTTCATGGTAGAAAAGTGCGGAGGCATGCTCTTTACTTCTCTAGATCTTAGTACGTCTAATGGATTAAGTTCAATCATTGTATAATATTTATAATATGCTCAGTTAATGGGAGTTAATCTTGGTTCTTAGTTTCTTCAGTAATTCTTTTAGCTAATGCTTTGTTATAGCCCATTTTACTTATATCGCCACTAAACAGATATAATTCAAACGCTGACTTCTCTTTAAGCACACTAATAGACGTCTTAGTTATATAATACGGCGATTCGATAAAATTGTCAAGCCATAAAAGTACTTGTGGTGTAATTTTAAACTGTTTTGGAAATTTTACTTGATATGTTTTAATCTGTGCAACATCATGTATAAATGTAACAGCATCATCTGTTAATCTTAAACCACCATTGGATTTACTTCTTACATTCCACCACCATTGAGGTTTCTTTTCTTTGATGTCTTCTGTTCCCGCTGACAACCCTGCTGCTTTTAAAAAAACCCTAGTGTAATTGTCTTTGTGATCCATACCATTACTCTTCCACCGCTCCAGAAGTTAGTGTGTAGACTTTAAATTCAGTAGTATTAAACATTGAGTTTAATTTCTTTGCTAAGTTTCTAGCATGTCCAGGATTAGAAAAAGACACCTTTTTATATTTAGGTCCCGGGTAACTAGACACCATACTTCCGCTTTTTAAGTTAAACGGTTTTCCTTTATAGAAGACCGCCCAAATTGCTTCGCTCTCTAAGATTTGTTCTGCTTTATATGTTTCTCGATTGATATGTTCGAGAATAACATTTGGTTTTGGCCTGCTCATATACGTAACCCTTTTTAATTAACTACGTATATATTTATCCTTTTTTAGAACTGTCCGCCTTCAAACTTTACGTCTACTTGCTCACTATTTTGTCTAATCTGCTTTAATTGTTCGTTAATGTCTGTAACAACCACGCCTAGCTTAGCCGTAAACAACGATAATTCAAGTGTCAATGCTCTTGCTTCAGCAATAGTAATTCTTACTTCTTTTTGATGAGTTTGCTCTGCAACAGCAATACGTTGTAGCACCTTCTCTATGCTGGGAAGCGATTGAGGAAGGTTACTTGTTGACATTTGATAGCACCTGTTTCATTTCTAAATCAGTCTTAAATGGCCCTTTATACGCATATCGTTGCAGTGTAATGAGCTTAGGACAGAATGATTTAACCCAACCTTTATCGAATTTAATTACATAATAGCCTGCACAGTACAAACTCTTTGAGTCTTTACTTTTTGTAAACAGTGGCAAACGTTTCTGTATATCATACATTGAGTTATGCGGTGAAGTGCTACACTTATACCCTTGTACTTCGTTAGGTAAAGCATCTGTAGCTTCTTTTATAATCTTAGCAACAAAAAAGTCTTTTCCGTACTCTTTTACAATGCTTGATTTACTATTATAGAACTTAACACCGTGTTCGTTACTAAAAACAAACTTGTCTTCGTTCTTTCTAAGTGTTCCTACTTTTTGTCCTGCATTTTCTACAATCCAAAACTTTCCATCTAAAATGGGTTTTGCTTTTAGGTCTAGTGTCATACTGTGTTATACCTCGCATTTAATGGCTCAGCATATGCCTGCGCCTGATCTGTAATTCTTTTTAAGTCATATAAATGACAGAACTTCATTAGCCTAATACCAACTTGACTAACGTCCTTGTTAGCAACCATTGCTTCTTCAATTACATCATTAATAATAGTTCTAATGTTACTAGGTTGCATTGATAAATCAATTAGTACACGGTTACGTTCGTAATCGTCTAGTACACGATGTTCTGCACCGTTATGATCTACCCAACGTTGCAACATCAAGTTATTCCAGTTGTAACCTTTTGTAGTCTTATCTTCAAACGCTTCAGTTAAACCAACTTTGTTCTTAGTGCCTTTCTTACGTACACCAGGGTAAGCACTAAACACATTATCACTTGTGTCACCACGCATACACTTTTCAAACAATAACCATTGAGGATCTGGAATAGCTTTAGGCAGCTTAGTTTTATTATCAATAACAAACTTGCCTTTCTTATCAAAGAAGCCTTTGTGTGTAGTTGTTACTTCTTGTACACCATTATACAGTTTACAGTTAGGTGCAACTAGTTGCTGAAAGTCTGTATCTGTACTAATAATAACATGATCAACATCAGGATGTGCTTGTACCCAACCTGCAATAAGATCATCTGCTTCTAGCTGTTTGTGTTGCATAACAGTACAGTTAGTCTTATCTGTAACAAAGTCTTTAAATGTATCGAACGCTTCCCAAAAGATCTTTTCTTCTTCTTGCTGTTGTTCGTTATGTGCTGCACGAGCATCACTTCTATTACGTTTGTAAGGCTCGTAATAGTCTTTGCGCCAACTACGACCTTCTAAGCAGAATATAACATGAGTGCCATCGAAGTCTTGCCATGCTTTCTTAATACTGTTAAGTGTAATATGAAAAGCCATACCTAACTTAATGTCTGCACTACCATTAATAACGTGTCTTGCACGGAAAAATGTATTTGCTGTATCTACTATAATATGTGTCATTACGTTGCCTTTAATTGTTTATAGTGTTATTATACGCTCTTTTACGCACAATGTCAATCATTATTTCTTTTTACATTGTTAATATCAATGTTGCCAGTTTGAAGACCATCTAAAGGCCCGCCAAAGTCACCATCAACAACTACGTTAGCACATAGTTCACGAAACCATCGATCAACAATTTCTTCATGCTTGTCATTGTCAACTCCGTATCCTTCTTTGATCAAACGTTTAATAAACAGATCATTCCAGTCGAGTTCAAAGAACCCGTTCTTTACATTATCTTTATTAATGTGTGTATCAATTACACCTACCCACGGTTGCTTCTTTTTAGTTGCTAAATCTTTAGCACTAAGCAGTTTATTCTGTTCTTCGTCTTTAGCTTTGTTAATTTCTTTAATTTTATCTAAGCCAAGTATTTTTGTTAAAAATGACATATATTCTCCTTAAGTTCCAATTGCATTACCAAATAAGTATACATGTACTCTAGCAGCTACATTATAACCTTTCTGAAATGCCATTTTTGCAACATGCCCTGCGGTTGCGGTTTGTTCTTCTTCTCTAGCACCAACGGGCATTACCCAAATAGGAAAGTCAACATCTACTTCACGAAATTGTGCTATAGCTGCCTCCATGTCATCCCACTCACGTTGTAAACTACCAACAACAAACTTTAATTGTCCTTTGCTAGATAATTTACGATACTGCTCAACTACTTCGGGTCTAATTGCTTTCTTAGCAAGTTCGCCTGATGTGCTAAACAGTTTAGGTGATACACTAAAGAATAATTCAATTTCTGTTTCTTGTTGCCAGAAGTTAATAAACTCTTGTGTAAGATTTTGTGTACCGTTAGTTTCAAATGTAATACTAGCGGGTAAATTATTTTGTGCTTTAAGCTCTCGCATAATACCTATAAACGCTTTCTGACTTTGTGGCATCATAGGTTCGCCGCCTGTAACACAGAAGTGTTGCCTCTGTTGCGATACAGGATGTAAGAATAACCCTTCCGGGTTACTCTCTGTTTTTAAGATATCAATAATCTTATGTGCTAATGCCTTAGGAGTTTCTTGCCCCATTAAGTGTTTATATCGTTTAGCCCATGTGTAACTGCTGTCACAACCTTTATCCCAAACAGGTAAGTCTTCTACTTTATCAATTTTAGATAAATCAAAAGTTTCAAACGGAAGTTCGTATGTATCAGGATTAGTTGGATCTAATTGTCCAAACCCGTTACATTGCAAGTTACATAAAAAGAATCTAATCCAAGCAGTAGGAACACCAGTGTATTGTCCTTCACCTTGAATACTGTGAAAAATTTCACTGTAGTAATACTTCTTAGTATCTTCGGTAGTTGCGATTGTTTCATTCATACTACTATTATACCTTCTTTTCATCGGTGTTGTCAACCTTTTTCTTTATTGAAAAGGTGCCATTAAGATTGTCATCCCAAATAAGAGTATCACCAAAATCCCATCCCATTTGGCTGAGAAGATCCGGCGGAAAAGGTAAAATTACCTCTCCTGTCTCCGGGTCTTCTTCTACTTTAACTGTCCATTGCTTAGACAAAATATTTGTCTAACATTTCTAGACGATCGTGTGCAGAAGCCATTTTATCTAGTTCTTTTTGGATCGTTTCGATAATATCCGAATGTTCTCCAATACCTACAACTTTCTGCATGTATACTTCTACATTTGTTTTGTGTAGTTCAATTTCAGCTTCAGCGTGTTTACGTGCTGCATTAATCATTTGCTGTCTCAATTCCATACCCTTTCCTTTTTTAGTATTGTTGTTTTGACGGAATGACGCCTCGAACGCCGCCCTTAGGATCTTCCGTATCACCGTCTCTACGAAAGATTAAATGTACATGCGGATACATAACAGTTTGTCCTGCACTCTCACCTACATTTAAACCAATATTGTAACCTGTGATATTAGTCTTATCACTGATTACGTTATCGTACCCCATAGTAACAGCAAAGTTAAAACATTTCATAATGCCTTCACTGTCTGCTGTTTTAGGTACAATTAATGTGTGACCTTCAGTAACCGGATACTTGTCACGAAACACTGTAAAATCTCTAGTGTCAATTTCAATGTCATTCCAAGGAGCACGGCCTTCGCTTTTTGCTAACTCTAATGTATCAGCTTTCATAACGACCTCGTCCAGTTTTTACTTTAAATTCTCTTGGACCCGGTGTAGTAAATTCCATACCAGCCATTCCGCCGACGTATGTTTTACCATTCCATCGCATGTGAATTTTATTTGTTGCAATATATACTTCAACAAACTCTTTAGATTTAAAATTGCCAACTTCTGCATCTACAACTTTGTCGTTGTGTGTGCATGTTACTGCGCATTGATCGTCATAACTCATGTGTACTCTCCTACATTTTCCCAAGGATAAACAAGCCAAACATCTTCTTCAAATTTGTTTATTTCGTGACATGTGTAACTAACAGGAACTGTAGCGTCACTTGCTAGATTATTAGTTAGGGTAGCAAACCGAACGTTACTATACCAAACTTTCTCCCATCTCGGATCATCAGGCAAACAACTAGCAGGCCAGTCTTCCTTGATCCAATTGAAAGTAGCACCAGTATCGTTAATGTCGTCTACAATAAGGATTTTCTTTGCTGTAGTAGGACCACCGATATTTGTATCACTTGCATATCCGTATGCATCTTCTGCCATCCATAAGTTGCTTTCGCTTTGACTGTTATCGTCACGTAGACTTACTTTAAGTGCTTCGCAACGTATGCCAGTCATGTTGCTAATAATAGTAGCAGGCACATTTCCGCCTCGTGTTAGACCTACAATGTAATCAGGCCGCCAACTGTCAGCGTACATCTGATTAACAATGCTTACACACATTTTTTCTACGTCAGCCCAGCTATAATAATGTTTCTTAATATCACCCATGATTTAAATAATCCTCGTTGTGTATCCATTTACCATCTTTAACAAAACCCCATTCTTGAGCTTTCTTGCCCATATAAAAAATGCTCCAGCATGGAATTTCGTTTCCGTCTGCGTCTTTAGCAAGTTCTAACCAATGCAAATCTTTTGCTGTTCTAAAACGTATACTACCAGGCCCACGCCAAAACTTACCTTCTGAAGTGTGTTCCCAATAGCCACCTTTAATAATTAATGCTCCCCAACTCCACGGATGATCGTGTAGTGTAGGTTCGTCACTTACTAGTACTTTGTGCATAGTAATATTAAACGGAAAGTTTTTTCTGTCTTTTAAAAATAGATAGTATCTAATTAGATACGGAATTGTGTTATCTCTATCGTAGATAATACGCTCTCGTCCAATTAGTTTTAAAAACTTAAGAAACATCTGTTAGCCAATCCGTTTTAATATTTTTATATAACTCAACAACTCTGCAATTATATTCATCTTCGTTAACAGCAAGATCGTTCAGTTTTCTTTTCCACATTCCTTGAACACCTTCATCCAATTGAGGATTAGTGTCGAGTAATGTTTGAATAGATTTTGATCTACGCAATTGTACTTGTTCGTTCCACGGTCCCATGATTTAGATCCTTCCTGCTTAGTTTTAAACGGTTAATAGTCATTCCGTGCCTCTCAGTCATATCAACTAACGGTATTCCTCGAAGATTGTACATAAACGCTTCAGCCGGTGTAAGTATCATACAGTCGTTAGCTGATGTTGGCGGAACAACGGAATAGACTCTTTTTTTGTGTAAATCTAATTTGTCTTGCATAATGGCTTACTGGACGACCTATCGTTCCAGTCATCTTTATTTTGTGAATACTCACGAGTGTGAATTTGACGTACTAGTAACCCGTTTATAATTTTATGGATTACTACTTCTTTCATTAGGACCCCGTCATCTAAATTCTCTTCAAGTGCTTTTGCAAATGGTCCGTCTTTAACTTCAATTAGCATTAAACTATCTCCTCTAATATGCCAAGTGCCTCTGCAATTACAAAGCCTACTCCGGCGATTATAAATGGCGTACCCCAATATTCTAAGTAGTAGCCTCCGTATATCATTGACACTCCTGCCACAATGCGTACTGCACTTTTAACAAGGCTTACGTAAAAGTGTCCCATGCTTGGGTCTTTTGTTGCTGGCATAATTATTCTTTCTGGTATTGGCATACTATCTCCTATTTTCCACAAGCAAATTCTTGCTGTAGTTTAATGTTATCAAAAAATTCCTTCTTAGTGCCAGCGTCATCTTTAAACGCACCTTTTAAAACAGTTGTCTGTGTAAGACTGCTATTTGCCATAATGCCTCTGTTCTCACAACACCCGTGTGTTGCTTGGATGTAAACACCTACGTTAGTAGATCCAGTTGAACTCATAATCTCTCTAGCAATATCATTACATAGTTCTTCTTGTAATGTGCCACGTCTAGCACACCATTGTGCAATACGTGTATATTTGCTAAGTCCAATTAAAGTTTCTCCAGCAATAATTCCAATATATGCAACACCAGTTACGGGTTGATGATGATGTGAGCAAACACTTTTAAGCTCACTGCGTACAACTAGCATACCTTCGTATCCGTTATCTATGTGATTAGGAAATGCAGTTGCATTAGGCATAGGATCATATCGACCTGCCATTAATTCATTTACATACATTTTTGCTAGGCGTTTACCAGTATCCATACTGTTAGGATCTGTATAACGATCAATTACAAGACCGTCTAATACTGCTTCGAACTTAGGTGTAAGTTCTTCAATTAATAATTGTTTGTCGCCCTCTTGCAGGACTTCACTAATGTTGTCGCCGGCCCAAAATCTAACGCCTGCGTCTTGTAGTTTTGTTTTAATTTTTTCGCTTATACTCAATTTTATTCTCCGATGTTTAGGCAGTGGATTGCCAACTTTTATATTATTTTAACACATTTAATAGATCTGAGCAACTAAAATATTGCTCATTTAGTACTTGTACCTGTTTATTTAGGCGAGGTAAGTACTTTTTATAATTTTCCATGTAATCTATAATTTGTGCAACCACTTGTTCTTTGTGTTCTTTGTATGCAGCAAATGACGTTGTCCAATCACTAGGATATTTAAACTCGTCTAATGCCATTTCAGTATAGCTTAAACGGTCCGGAACCATAGGAATAGTGTCTACAAGCGCACCCTCATACCAACTAATGCCAAGTGTTTCTTGCAAATTAGCACTGAATACTAGTTTAGCTTCACCTAATAAGTTGTGGTATTCGTTCTTCGATAGTTGTTTTTCTTGACAAACAACAAATTCATATTGCGGAAGTGCTTCTCTAAGATCTTCAAATATGTCAACTTGCTTCTCAGGAGCAACACGATGCGGAAACAAAATAAGATCTCGTTTCGGCATACCTTTGTACATTGTTAATGTATTTGCCATATACTCAAATGGCCAGCCAGTTCTAATTGCTTTGTCCATGTCAACACTGTAGTTGTCATTAAACGCTTCTAAAAACATGTCAATGTGAAAGTTACTTGCAAAAAAGTTATGATTATAACATTCATACATTGACATTTCAGCATGTCTTACCCACGGTTTGTCTCCGATCAGTCTGCCTAAAAAATCAGCAGGGTCATAACTACCAGCATGCCATAAGCCACCAATTCGAATGTCCACGCCCAACAGTTCAGCCATGTAGCGCAACTGAATAACAGTTGGGTTCCACGCATCCGTATATAGGAAATAATCTCCATCTTTTACTTCTCCTTTACAAAATGCTTCAGCAATAATTTCTAACTGCTTACTTTTGTAAACATTAGTTCCACCGAAGTTGAGGAACGCCCCAGGAGTTGTTGCCTGAGGCGTATCCCCACCGTTGACTACGGTTACTGTATGGCCATGTCCTCGCAACAGATTTGGAAACTGCGTTTTCCACTGCTTAGTGTAACGTGTTTCTACTGCTTCTAAGTCAACTAGCCATATGTTCATTTAGTTTCTCCGTTTATTAAATTTCTTTTGGAATGACTTCTTATAGCCATGGCGGTTTTCAAACGCTCTAAAAGCTCTACTTTCTCGCTTATAAAGATCACGTTCATCAAATTTAAAACCGTTGAATCGACAAAATTCTTTGTACGCTTCGAGATCCGTAAAGATCTTAACCACGTCTGGCCGATCTGCAAAATAACCCATTGTAGGTCTCCTTTAATACTTTGCATATTCAATATGGGCACCGTTTTCTCCGTCTTCGGAGACATCGATGTGGACTTCACGTCCGGGGTGTTTTGTTGTGATTTGTTTATACAAATCATCTGACATCATTTCACAAGATTTATAATCTACATTAAGTTCACCTTCATACAGTTTCTCAAGCCAACGCTTGAATTGAATAAACTCAATATCTCTGTCGTTATGTGTTACAGTGATACCTACTCTAAAATGAAAGATGTGTCTGTGGGGATAACCCAAAAAACTAACATCGTATTCATCACCTGTTGCAAGACTAGGATCATCTAGTGCCGCAGGATACTTATGGATACCTTCTTTAGTGAAAGTAACCCAAATCATTCGCTTTGCATTTTGCATAGCATTTTCTTTATCGTTTGCCATATTTTCTTCTTTCATACGTCTTAACATATAGTTGTAATAAGATTCACGTTGTTGCATTTAGTATAACACCTTTCTTGATTGAAGTCAATCAATAAGTTTGTCTTTGTCATATTCACTCCAATGAGTAAATTTAGTATGATCCATAAGGTCGCGAACCCTATGACACCAAACACCTGGATTAGATGCCTTAAAGCCTTTGTCATCAATTTTTAGCATAGCGTTGTAACCAAGTTGATCAACATACGGCAATGGTACACGGATCTGCGGAATAAAGTAGATATTTTCTACTAATCCACTGTCCATAAAGTCTTCTACAGCAGCAATTGGAATATCTAAGCTACAAAAAATTTCGTCATTAACGAACACTTCGATCATGTCTTCCCACTCTTCCCAGTCTGCAGCTACCCACGACTTTTGTGGATCAAAGCTATGATTAGCACCAAAAAAGATATGTTCACAGCCATATGTGCTAAACATGTCACGAATGTCAGATACATCATGAATACCGGTAACGAACAATGTTTTCTTTCCAAATGCAGGAGTTTTTTCAACTTCTACACCTACAAAAAATTTTGCTGTACTTGATACGTGACCATCTTCGTATGTACGTTCCATATTATTCTCCTGTTAACTCAGTTTCTAATTTAGCTAGTTCGTCATCTTCTCTGTCATCAGTCCACGGAACAATTTCGTCACCTGCATCGTCAACTTCAACAAACAGCGAGTTAGCAATGTTTGTAACACCACCACGTAGTCTAGAACCTTCACAGTTCTTAAGGAACGCATCAGCTTCTTTAATCATTGCAAATGCTGCTTCTTTTGTAGGCTGTTCAAATAGTTCTTCAACAAAACGATCGAAGTAAAGAATATTACGTGGTACCCAAGCTGAGTACTCATCACTCTTATCTGCTTCTTTAACTTTTCTCCAATGTCTCCAGTCTGGACGTTGCTTTGCAAGTTCGATATCTGTTAAGTTGTTAGCACGTTGTACAGCAACAATATGTTGATACACGTTGTGTGACATCATTAGTGCATAACCAAAGCTATCCCAACTTGTTTTACCTTCTTTACCAATCTTGTTAAGCATACCTGGTGCATAATGACAAATGTCTGCAACACTTAAACGCCTACCAATTTCACTTTCAAACGGAAACGGAATGTCATGTCTGCCAGCAAGTGCTTTATTATCCATTGCTTTGTCCATAATAACTGACCAACGCTTTGAAGTGTGTTGACTGTTAGTGTAAACAAGACCATGTGCAGTTGCAATAAACGGTGATGCACAATCAAAACTTACTGTAAAGTTAGGATTAATATGTTTACGTACTTGTCTTTGAATACTAGTTAAGTAACATGACCAATCAAGTTGTGCAGTACCTAAGAAGTGCATCCAGTCTTTACCTTCTAGCATACCGTCAAATTTCATTGTCATAAGTCTGCGTAGTGTAATAGGCATCTTGCACATATTAGCACCACCCATTGCCCAGCCTTCACAAGCCTTGTCACCCCAAATAGCAGGATCACTAAACTCTTTAACACCTTCGTACCACTTTTCAGCAGTGTCCCAGTCTGAGCCTTGTAGTACATTTAAAAACTTAGTTACGCCTAGTCTACGCTCTAACCAATACTTGTTATTAAAACGTGTTTTATCTAAGCAGTCTTGAAAGTCTTTAAGTCCTGTTTTAGGAGCATGAATATGATCACATGCCCAAGTCGGAACATCAAGTAGCATTGACCAATCTGCTGTAAGCTCTAGCCAATTAAGAATGTCATCTCTAGTCTTGTTTGCAGCAGGACCATCAAAGTTTAACCAATCAAACTTAAGAACACCTTTACCAACCTGATATCCACCTGAGTCACCTAAAATCATTGTTTTACCACGATCTCTATCTTGTACCATAGCATCTTGTACCATAGTCTTTTCAAGATTCAATTGTGCGTGACCTGCTGAATACAAACCATACTTGTATGTAAAGTATCCTTGTTCTTCGTTTAAGAAGTTCATGCCTTCAATTCCGCGGTCAAAGCCCGCAGGAATTCTTTCTTTTGGAATAAATTCACCTAGTCGCTGTTTAGCAACGTAGGTACTATAGAAAGAACTAATAGCTGGCAAATACACAGCGTAGTCTTTCTGTAATGGTGATAAGTTGACTGGTTCTTTCATAATATTATTTAGGCCGCCTGTGCTGGAATGATATATTTGTATGTTGCTAAACCACTGTCTAATTCGATCTGGATAGCACCTTCGTTACTAAGACTCATCTTAGTGTTGTTTACATCTGCAATTTTAAGAATTGCTAAGATACTTGCAACAGGCCAAGTCCAACCACGATCCAATGTACCTATAGTGTCAGTAGCAAACACAAACTCGCCACCATGCGAACCTGCATCACCAAAGATAAACTTCAAATTGCCGTCCTCAGTTTTAGCTAAGAATGTTGGATGCTCACTATTAGCACCTGCTTGGAAGTTAAAACGTTGCACACCAGCAAGTGATGGAACAACTTCTACATCCCACTTAACACCGCGGAACTTAACAGTTTTCATCTTCTCATTAATAATTTCCATAAGCATAAACTTATAGTCGTTTTTAAAATCGCCTGTTGCGTTTTCAAATTTAATTCCTGTTGGAATAGTTTGGTCGTTACGCACACCAGTTGTTACACTAATCTTAGCGTCAGTTTTATATTCACTACCATCTAGCAAATACTTTAACTTTTGAAGCTGTGGCATACCAAACGTGCCAAGCATGTCTGGATAAGGATTGTGCGTCTTTGCTTCCATAATAACTGATCTATCATCAGCCATAGAAAACATTGTAGTTTCACTTTCTTCACCAGATACCTTGACAGTTGTCAAGAATCCCAAGTTCTGTGTGTGATCTACGATATCTTTTAGTATGTCTTTCATTTTTAGAGTTCTCCGTTTGTTATATACATTATATTTAGGTTTTTGTTAAAGAGCAAGAATTTTTTTATCCAAACTACTCAAAGTCAAACAAGCTATTAAAGTTATTATCACTTCTAGTAGATTTAATATCCCAATCCAATACTCCAATAAGGTTGCCAAGTTTTTCGTCAATGACTGCATTTTCCATAGCCTCGCCATCAAATGGCAGTTCTTTAAACCATTGCGGTATTCTTAGTTCGTCTACAGGATATGCAATACTTGTATAGCCCATAGGATTCTGTTTAACTTTACAAACAATAACTTTAGCACCGTCAGTGATAGTAATAGAATACTTGTCATCATTCATACGCTTTAGCGTGTTCCAGTTAATACTTGCTCGAACATGTCCGGGCATGTTAGCTTTACCTTGCTTCTTTTCTTTAGCTTGGTATTCAGTAACTTTGTTTGCACGTTTAGGTGATCCTTTCTCCCAACCAGGTCTTGCTTTAAATTCTGTTCTAAATTCAGTAATGTAATCTAGTACATTTTGTTGTTCGGCACCTGCAAGTACACGAGTCAACACTTCATTTAAAAATTCCTGAATAATAACAGGAGTATCCGAACGTTTAAGATCTAAGCCCATTGCTTTAATCTTTCCGTCTTTACCGTCTACATCTGTACGTTTGCCTTCAATATCGTAATACAATACAGCATAACGCTTTTTAGTAATAAACAGACCTTTGGTTGCAACAATTTCTCTAGCTGCCGCAATAACATCTGAACGACTCTTTGGACAATGGAATGCATCCATCATAAACTTAGGAAACGTTGTATTGCAGTTGTCGCCTATTGTGTCATACAAGTTCATAACACTTTCACGATCCCACGGAATATTACCTGCATCTATCTCATCTTTAAGTGTGCTATATGCACTAAAGTATGTAGAGTCAGTATCACCATATACAATTGACTTGCCAGTGTGATCATACTCGCCAGTGATAATTTCGTTAATCTTTGCAGCCATATGTTTAACAATAGCTCTGCCACTTAGTGTTGTTGATTGTCCAATACGGTTATCAAAGAATCTACAACCTGGATTAAGAATAGCACCATATAAACTGTTAAGCAAAATCTTTTTAACTAACTGCCTTTTAGCCCAGTATTCTTCTTCAATTGGATTATTTGCAGAAATAGCATCACGCATCTTGCCTTGCATTTCTTTACGTTCTTTATACCAACGTTTTAGTAGTCCAGGAATGATACCTTCTTTTTCGTGTGTAAAGATAGTACCGTTAGCACTAAGCATCCATGGCTGGTTACTTTCGTAAATTAGATCGTATACCTGAGCAGCACTAAGAGTGTCTTCACCGCCACCTTCTTCCCAATCAATAGTAAGTTGTCTACCAACTTCTTTAGCCATTACAGCTTCGTATTCTACAGAACCAAACTGACCTTCCCAAGCACTAGCAAAACTTTTACCTTTAGCCATCTCAGCCTCAATACGTGCTTTAGTACCATCTTGACGTAGTTGACCAACAATAGTTTCTGGACCCATGTTTAACGCACGAATCACACTAGGATATAGTGAGTTCAAGTCAACACTACCAATCCACTCGTGAATACCTTTTTTAGGATATGCTACATAAGCACCAGCTGCTGGCTCGCTGCCTGGCTCTCTGCGAATTCTGTTTGGAACAATAAAGCCACGTCTGTGTGCTTCGTTAATAATGCCTTGTTCTGTAACAGCAACAGCACCCATAGTTGTTTGAATAAGAACTGTGTTTTCGTGTGCAATAGTATTTGCAAGATCAATAAACTTCAGTTTCTTATCTAACTTGTCTAGTAGTGCAGTATCTTGAATGTTATATTCAATAAACGTTCTAAAATTGTTGTTGTATAGTGCATCAAGTGAACCATCATAAACAGTTTTGTTCTCACCGATCTCTAACTCACCAATAGCATCTAGTCGATATGTATGGCGTTCTTCATAATTATATTTTCTATATAGTTCTAATGAGTCTACATGCACTCGTCCAATTAAATCATAAGTTACAGATGTTTTACCAAACTTCTCATACTCACGCTTTTTAGGATATTGATTCCAAAGACACAACCGTTTTGTATCTTCTTTGCTTAATGTTTTAGTAATACGATTAACTGTGTACGGAATATCAAAGCCTTCGCTGTTCCATCCACTTAGTACATCAGCTTCTTGAATTACATCAAGAAATGCATCAAGCATTTCACTTTCTTTCTTAAACAGCATTACATTAGGAATGCCTTCGATAGCTTTCTCTGCTTCTTCCATGCTTAGTGTCTTAGGTGGAATTGCAAAACACACCATTGTTTCCATCCACTGCAAATACACAGAAACAGATGTAATTGGCATAAACGCATCTTCTGGTGAAGCGTATCCACGCTCGGGATCAAAGTCAACCTCAATATCAAAAAACGCAACGTTTAGTTTAGGAGCGTCTTGATTGAGATAGTTATCTTCAAGCATTCTGTAAATTGGATTAATATCGCTTTCAAACAGTTTTTTGTTGCTATGGATAGCAAGTTCTTTGCGAAGCTCTTTGATGTTTTTACAAGTTACCCTTGATAGCGGTTGTCCATATATACTCTGGAACTTACCTCTAGGGTCTGCGTAATAAAAAATATGTCTTGGGTTGTATTCTCGGTAATGTCTATTACCTTTTGCATCACGTTCAACAACGTTAATAACGTCCTGATCGCGATTATAGAAAGCGTCTACGTAACTCATTTATTCTCCTGTATGTCACTTCTGGCTGACAAATACCCATTAAGCAGTTTATGGCCTGCGATTACCTTCTTCACTTTTATTTACCCTGTGTATCATAACGTGTACAACAATCCGGCTAACCCTACTACAGTTAAGATTGCGTTAGTAACTATTAATGCTGGTTCTTTCCACATGATGCTGACACTGAGCCAAATAGCACTGCCAACTGTTAATATAGCAGGACCTGCAGGATAATAGCCTAAGGCATTAACTCCAGTTCCAAAAACTAAAATTACAGTAGCTAACCATTTTAAGTAGTGACTCATGCTTGTAAAAAAGCTATTATTGTGTTTAATCATACTTGTATTATAGCATAATTAACGCCGGGTGTCAAGTAGTTTTATATGATGTGTGTAGCAACAAGATAGCCGTATATGTTTACTATTCCAAAATAGCCTGTTAGTAGCATTACCCATGCCGCTCCCCTTCTATAAGCAGCGTAGCATTGTGTTGTGCTACCTACAAAAAAGAAAGGATATATGAGCGACATGTTAGGGTTTGTTGCGTTCATAGCAAGTGTGAGACTTGCAGCAACAGTAAATACAAAACTAACAAGTTCAAATGCAAAAGCAACTTTATCAGATTGATAGCTATCAATCCAGAATGATTTGATCTTGTTCAAGTGAATTATTCTTTATCGTCAGGGAGGTTTTTAGTAATACCTAAGATGGCTTCAATTTCTTCCCACTCTTCCAATTGGGTATTCCAGCTATCTTTATGTGCAATTCTAATTGCTTTATTAATAATACTCGGTTTAATTTCCAGTTCTTCTGCAACTGCTTTTACAGTGTCTTTTAAGCCTTCGTTCAAATCTTCTACTTCACGTAGTACATTGGAACCTTCTTTAATTAGACGTTCAAGTTTTGCCTTTTCTTCGGGCCCGTACATTTTTGACATAAGTTATCTCCTAGTTGAAGTTATATTATATAGTCATAAAAAAAGCCAGTCAACCTGCAACTGGCTTTTTTATGTAGAATTGGATAAATTCTTTTTACTTGTCTTCAGCTAGTACGTCAAACATTTTAAATGTTCCACCGTTACGCTCGTAAATTAGTCCTGCAAAAATTTCTGCTTTGTTAGACTCTTCTACTTTAGAAGCAGCAACTCGTTGTGCCCATGTCCAAAGTACATCGTCTACTGGATCAATTTGTTGTTGTCCGCCGCTCTCTTGTACAAGTTTAATCATTTCCTTGTAAGTTAGATTGGAAGGATCTTTAATTACTTCAATTGATTCGTTAGTTTTTGTTTTCTTTGCTTTAACTTCAGACATACATGCTTCAATCATTTCTTTTAGTTTCTTTTGATCGCAACCTGAATATTCTTTGCAAATTGCTGACTTAGTCATTCCCTTGCCGCACATCATTAAAATCTTTTTCTTGTTAGGCATTTTTTCTGCTGTAATTACTTCGGCAGCTTCTTCAACTGATTCTTTCTTTTTGCCAAAGAATTTTTTCTGCTTATCTGACATTTCTTTTTTGCCTTTAGGTGCATCTTTCTTAGCATCCTTAGCAGCTTTCTTCATTGGCTCTTTTTTATCGCCGTCTTT